GTGAGTGACCAGCCCGACAAGCCGTTCCTGCAGATCGTGGTCTGCGCGGCCGGAGTCGCCGGGGACGTCGGCAAGCTGATCACCGCAGCGCACGAGCGGCAGTGGGACGTCGGCGTCGTCGCCACACCACAAGGGCTCGGCTTCCTCGACGTGGAGGCGGTGGAGAACCAGATCGGGCGCCCCATCCGCTCCGCCTGGCGCTCGGCGGGCGAACCGCGCCCGACCCGGCCCGCCGACGCGATCGCCGTCGCCCCGGCAAGCTTCAACACCGTCAACAAATGGGCCGCCGGAATCTCCGACAACCTCGCCCTCGGCATCCTGTGCGAAGCACCCGCCATGGACGTCCCCATCGCCGTACTGCCGTACCTCAACTCCGCCCAGGCCGCCCACCCCGCATACCGCAGGAGCCTGGAGCAGCTGCGTGAGATGGGCGTCCTGATCGGCTCGTACGAACCCCACCGCCCCAAGGCCGGCGGCGGAGCCGACCGCTACCGCTGGGAGGAAGTACTGGAGCTGCTCGCCCCCAGGCTGTCCGGGCGGTCGTGATCAGGACTGCGCCGTGCGCCGTCACGCCTACGGGCCCGGCCATCAGTAGCCGGGCCCGTTCATGGCCTCTCAGTCGGAGTGCTTGTACCGGCTCAAAACCCGCCGTCGGCCCGCCCAAGTACCACGTCCACCACGTCAATGAGGGGTTCGGCCCGATCCTCCAGCGCCTCGCGAACACCGTGGTGCCGGTGCAGACTGAGCCCTGGTGCCGTGGTGTCGAGACAACAGGCAGAGCCACTTTCCGCTTCCAAGCCTGCTTTGGCCATGCCGGATAGGCACACTGCGCTGGGTGCCTACCGGCGCTGTCGGCGCTGCTGTTCGGTAGGCGATGGAGTCGCCGCTGGGAGCCGACCGTTTCCGGTCTGCTGAGTGGGGGTCGAGCCTGTCGTGGTCGTCTGCAGGCGGGCGGCTTCGGCTCGGCGGTTGGGTGCTGAGTTACGGCCGGTGTGTTGGATGCGGGTGATGAGGACGCGGGCGGGTTGGCGGGCTGTGGTCAGCTCGCGCTGGGCGGCGGCTTCCTTGAGGAGTTGGTGGGGTTGGTGGCCGCGGGCTTCGGCGTCGGCGAGGACGGTGGCGAGCGCGGGCCAGGCCGGGTCGGCGAGGATGCGCTCGGCGTGGTCGGGAACGGCTGCTCGTACGTCGCCGGCCAGAACGCGGCGGGCTGCCTCCTTGGGTGGCCGGGCTGTGAGTTCGGCGAGCGTCGAGGTGAGGGCGCGGTCGGCGGCTGTCTGGAGGTGCTGGACGGCCTGGCGGGCGGCGTCGGCCTGGTGGGCGTGGTGCTTCGCTTCGTGCCAGCGCCCGGCGACTATGACGGCCCAGACCAGGGCTGTGACCAGGGCGGCCAAGGCACTGCCGTCAGGGCCGGTGGCGGTATGCACGATGTCGCGTGCCGCGATGCGCAGAGCGTGGGCGGCACGGTCCTCCGCCCGTACCCGGGAACGCTGGGCGCGGGCGAACGCCTTGGAGGCGGCCCGGAGATCGGCGCGCATATGGGTGGGTGTCTTCTGGGCGGTGGCTTCGAGGAGTTCACCGAGGGCGGTGATGTGGGCCTGCGCGTGGATGTCGTCGGCGAGGTCGGTGTGGAGGGTGTCGAGGGCGTCGGTGGCTTGGTGCCAGGGGGTGTTGGGGTGGTTGCGGCGGGCGGTGGGGTGTTCTTCGGGTCGGCTGGATTCGAGGCGGGCCTTGATTTTGGGCAGGGAGAGGTCGGGGGAGATCTTGCTTCCGGGGTGGTAGATCTGCTTGCCGGCCTCGTTGACGTCGCCGGGGCGGCTGGCGGCGTAGCCGAGGAGGTCGCCTGACGGGCCGCGCCGGACCTGGACCTCGATGCCGCTGGCTTCGAGGTAGGCGATGAATTCCTCGGCACCGGTGACGTGGGGGATGGCGGCACGGATGCGGTCCTGGAGCCACTCGGCGCTGGTCTGGTCCCAGCCGAGGCGTTCGGCCTTGTGCATCTCGGCCTGGGTGGGACGGCGGGCGCCGGTGCGGTCCCCCTTCTTCAGGCGGCGCAGCCCGTAGTCCTTCTCGATCTCGCGGCAGGCGTCGCCGACGCGGATTCCGCTGTCGTGGAGTTTGGGGCGGCGTCCGTCTTCGCGGACGGTGGTGGCGAGGATGTGGATGTGGTCGTCGGCGTGGCGTACGGCGATCCAGCGGCAGGCCAGGTCGTCACCGGCCGGAGCGATGCCGGCGGCCTGGACGATGCGCTGGGCGATCTCGCCCCACTCGGCGTCGGAGAGGTAGCGGTCCTCGGGCGCGGTACGCACCGGGCAGTGCCAGACGTGGTCGGTGACAGGCTTGCCGAACTCGCTGTTGCGCAGCCGCACGGGCTCGTCGAGGTAGCGGGCGAGTTCGGTGAGGGTGGCGTTCTCGTCACGGCCGGGGTCGGGCATGCCGAGCATCGCGAAGCCGGCCACGATGTGCGGGTCGAAGTGCTCGTCGTGGGTTCCGCGGCCGTAGAGGTAGGCAAGCAGGCCACGGGTATTGGCCCCGGCGGGCTTGATGGCGGCGATCACGCGGATGCCTCCGTCTCCGGGTCGACGGGCTGGCGCAGGGCTTCGGCGATCAGCTCCAGCAGGTGGTGGAGTTCGGTCAGCCGTTGGCGTATGTCGGGTGGGATGTGGTCGCTGTTGAGGGCGCGGGCGATCTGGTTGACGTTGACGCCGATCCGGTTGAGCTGGCGCAGAACCTGAACACGGAAGTGGTGGGTGCGGCGTCGGTCCTCGGACAGGGGCAGGTTGGCGGTGAACCGGCCGGTGATGAAGGCGAGGACGATGTCGGCGGCGAAGCCGGAGTCGCCCTTATAGCCGTGCTCGGCAGCGGCCTGCTGGAGATGGGCTCGCTGGTCGCCGGTGAAACGCAGCGGGCCGACACGGTCGTTGCGCTTGGTGCCGGTGAAGCGGCGGATCGTGGGCTGCACGCTCTGCACGGCAGGCTCGCCGGCGGCGATGGCTGCGCTGTCTTCGGGGCGCAGGACGGCTTGCTGGACGGAGTGCAGCGTGTCCAGGTCGGAGCCGCCCTCGGCTCCGACCCCCTGGTCCGGCGCCCCCTGGCGCGGGGCCGTCTCCGCCACCCCCGGGGCGGAGATCCCCGAAGTCCGGCCGTGAGTCGGACTCGGGGTACTACTGGCTCCGCCAGGGGCAGCCCGTCCGAACGCGCGGCGCAAACGCCCCATCAGCGTAGGGGACTTCGCCAGCGGCAGCAGGTCGTCGGGAGTGCGGTCGGAGCGATGCGGGTCGTGCGTCACGGGCGGTTCTCCGGAAAGGGCGGTTGCGGGTCGGCGGGGAAGGGCTGGCGGAGTGGTGGTGGTCGGCGCGCCATCCACAGTTGTGGATGAGCGAGCGGTGCCGATAGGCGGCTGGCCGGGGTGACCGGAAGGGGTTCCGGTCACCCCGCTGGGTTTCCGGTCAGCCGCTGCTCGGAGCGGTCTTGGCGGCGGCTTCGATGTCGGGCCGGAGGGTCTCCATCACCTCGGTCTGCCGCCGACTGCTGATCGTCAGGTCCCTGTCCTTAACTGCCTTCCGGAGTAGGGACCGGCTGAGTGTGCCGTGCTCAGCGAGGGCTATCCGGCCGATCGCCACGAGCTCTGCGAGCGTGGCCTTTGGCGGACGGCCACCGCGCGGCTTGCTCTCCGAAACCTCGGGCGGTGGTTCCGTCGGCTGGACGGAACCGGCGGCCGGAGGCTCAGTAGGCCGTACGGGCTCAGTCGATGGCTCGGCGGCCCCGGTGACCGGTCGTACCGGCGCCTGGACGGAAGCAGCGTCCGGGTGGCCGGCCGGTTGGTCGACGAGCTGGTGGATCTGCCGCATCAGGACACCGAAGGCCAGCAACGCGGCGGTCGGAGGAACCGCAGCGACCACATAGTCGAGCAGGGGCACGGCGCTGGCCTTGCCTGTACCGCTGACCCCGGCCACGTTGAGTGCGATGGAGCCGACCGATCCGGTGGCGGTGAGGGCGATGGCCCAGCCGTCGGTCACCCGGCGCAGGCCCGCGCGGAGCATGAGCAGTTCGCCCGCGACGATGAACGCGTCCAGAGTCGCCGGCCAGGCCCACTGGCGGACCGGGGAGCTCTTGAGGCCGTGCTGTCCGGCGACCTCGGCGAGGTGCGCGTAGGACAGCCAGAACCCGCTGGCGGTGAGCGCCACGATGACGACTCCCGCCGCGATGAGCGCGTACCGCTCGGCCGCCTGCTTGGTCGTCATCGGCCGCCCTCCGTCAGGACGATGGTCCCGGTGGGTGGGTGTGGAGAGGGTGGTCAAGCGGGGTTCTCCTGAGGTGGTGGCGTGGTCCGTCTTTGCCGTCTTGGCCGTTGCATGCGCAGGTCAGGGCCGGTACGGCAGGAGGGCTGGTGTTCCGTCCTGGCGGCGCCGACGCGCCCTGGGGGCACACACGGGCGGCGGGTGCTGCGGTTCGGTGGCCGTGGACGGATCGGATCCGTCTTGCCGTCCCGGCCGACAGCGTCGTGACCTGCGGTGATACGGCGGGGACGCCCGGGACGGCACAAGACGGATCGGGGCAGCGTCAGGTTGGTGGCAGCACGCTCTTCATGATCGCGTTGCCGTCTTGCCCCTGGTTTCCGTCCCGGCCGCATGCCGTTTGACCTGCGGGATCACGGCAGGGACGGCAGGGACGGTCACTGGGGGAGGCGGGGTTCAGCCCGAGGCTGGGGTGGTGGGTTCGGCGTTCACTGAGTGAACGGTGGGGCAGTAGCGCCGCCACGCGTCGAGGAACTTGTTGCGCGTGTAGCCCTTGCGCTGGGTTCCGTCGGCGAGGCGGACGTTGCCGGGCCTGATGTCGAAGGCGCGCAGCAGCGACCCGAGCTCACGCGGGCCCAGCCCCTTGCGACCCCACTCCGCCCACGGGCCTTCCAGGTCCTGGCGCAGGTGGTGCAGGAGTTCGTCCGTGGAGAGGCTGTCGACCTCCCGCTGGGCTACGAAGACCCGGCGGATGTCGGCCAGGATCCGCGCTGAGCTGGGGTGGTCCTCCTCGGCCGCCACTTCGGCTGCCACCATCTCCTCGCACGCCGCGCGGGCGAGGCGTGGCCAAGGGCCGGCGGCGAGGTCGGCGACGATCACCAGGGGTTCCCAGGTATCGGCGGCTCGGTCCTCCACCGGCATCGCCGGTTCCAGGCCGGCGGCCTCGTCCAGCAGCGGCCGGGCCCAGGCGGCGAGGCGGTCGCGCAGGTCGTGCAGGGCTGGGGTGTCACGGCGGGAGCGGAAGGGCTTGACGCTCTCGCCCTCGGCCCGGCGGCGCATACGAATCACCACCGACCGGTCCATGATCGTGTCGGGCAGGTCGCCGATGCCCGCGAGCGCGGCCATGGCGAAGGTGGCGAACCGGTGCGGGGTGTGGTCGTTGCCTACGACGCGGGTGACGTACCGGTTGCGCTGGTGGCCGGCGTTGAGCAGACCACGCATCTCCTCATTCTTCTCCGCCTGCTTCGGCGTGCCGAAGATTGTGTCCGCCTCGTCCACCAGCAGGGTGGGCGGCTCCTCGGTGATGGACCGGAAGATGGCCGCGGGCGTGGTGTTGATGGTGAGCATCGGCTCGTGGACCGTCTCGGTCAGCACGTCCAGCAGCCGCGACTTGCCGCACCGCTTCGCCGGCCCGACCACCGCCAGGCGCGGTGCGTGCTGCCACGCGGGCTGCAGATGCGTCGCCGCCACCCACAGCGTGACCGCGTCCAGCGCCTCCGGCGAGGGCAGGATCACGAACCTGGCTATCTTCGCGCGCAGTTCGTCCAGCAGCGCCGAGCCCGGTGTCGGCTCCGGATCCAGGGGTGTGTCCGAGGGCGCGGCGGCTTCGACCGGCGCGGTGTCCTCGGGTTCGCGCTGGTCGGGGTTGGCCGGCACCGCGACCAGCGGCCAGGCGGCGGTACCGGGCGCGGAATAGGGCTCGGGTGTCGTAGGTTGCACAGGGCGGCTCCTCTTCTGCGCTGCCGGGCATGCAGGCCCGGTGCGCGCGGATCGTTCGTTGGATGCGGGCGGCGGGGTTTCCCGAGCCTCCGGCGTTACCGCGCCGGAGGCTCGCTGCGTTCAGAGACTGAACACTCGCTCTGTCCCGAGACGGGACGCTCGCGTTGTTCCCCGAGGGAACACGGACAGTACGTCCACGCCCGTCGACAGTCCAGCGTTTCTGTGTCAGCTCAGCGCAGAACCGTTTGCTACGCTGCCCCGCTTTCACGCCGCCAGCCCGAGCAGCTCCAGCAGGTCTGCGGTCACTACCCGGTAGGCGTTGCCGAGCCGCAGCACCTTGCACGGATACTCGCCCCGCTTCGCCAGCTCATATCCCTTGCTCCGCCCTAGCCCCAGTGCTCGGTTACTCGTATCCAGGTCAACAGCCACAGGCAGGGCGAGCAGCTCTTCCCGGCTCATCCCCTTCGAGCCCTTCGACCGTCCGTCCGTCGCGTCTTCGCGCATGCAGTGCGCCCCTTTCGGTACAGCCCTCGGCGAACATGCCCATCACATCCGGCTCCAGGCGGGTACCAACCATCATGCGCAAGCTACTGTGTCTTCATGACACAATGCCGTATGGATGCTGATGAGGACGACTTCCCGGAGTGGGCAGATCGGATCAAGGCCAACGTGGCCGGCGAAGTCCGGCGCAGAAGGAAGGAGATGGGATGGAGCGCACAGGACTTGGCGGACCGGTGCGAGCAACTCGGGCATCCCATCCCGCGCAACGTGATCGCCAACATGGAGTCTGGCCGTCGGGCCAATCTGCCGCTCGTGGACGTCATGGTCCTGGCAGCGGCCCTGGAGACGTACCCGGTCTGCCTGATCTTCCCGGTCGGTTACGTCGAGGAGACCCAGGAACTCCCCTTCCAGCACCTCATCCCCACCTGGGACGCGCTACGGCACTTCACCGGTGAAGAGGAGGTGCCGATGTACGACGCGGGCCTGGTCCCCGACTTCGAGCGCCACGCCAGCCTCGTACAAACCGCCCTCGCCGCCCTCGAAGAGGAAGAACAGGCCCGGTTCGCGGCCAAGACGGCAACCAGCCGCGCGCAGCAAGAAGAAGCCGAACGCAAGCGGACCAAGTACGCCGACCAGGCCATCTCCGCCAAGTACAGCCTCCGCCACCTCCGCCGCGAGCTCCGCGAGGAGGGCGCCACCCCACCCCGTCTGCCCCCCGCGCTGGGCGACGTCGACCCACCCAAAGAAGAACCCGACACCACCCCGGAGGAACGCCTTTGAAGGGCTCCACCCACCGCCGCTGCTACTGCCGCGATCCCAAGACCGGCAAACCGCTCGGCAAGAAGTGCTCCCAGCTCTCCAGCCGCAAGCACGGCGCATACTCCATACGCCAGGAGCTCCCGCCCCACGAGGACGGCACCCGCCGCTCCTTCAGCCGCGCCGGCTACGACTCCCTGAAGGCCGCCCAGGCGGACCTCGACCACGTCCGCTCCCTGCTCGCCCTGGCGGACAAGGACGACCCGGACAGCCTCCAGCGCCTCGTCGCAATGCTGGAGGAGGTCGCGGTCGAGAAGGCCCCGCTGCCAGCCATCGAGGAGACCCGACGCCGTCTGCGGGCCGGCCTGGCCCTCCGCGGCAGCCTCACCGTCGGCGAGTGGCTCGACCAGTGGTTCGCCGCGAAGAAGCGCCGCAAGACCACGCTCAACGGCTATGCCTCCCATATCCGCGTCCATCTGAAGCCCCGCATCGGGCACGTACGCCTCGACCGCCTCAACGTCGGCCACCTGGTGGAGATGTTCGACGCGATCGCCGACGAAAACGAGGTGATCGCGGCCGAGAACGAAGCCCGCCGTGAGCAGATCGCCCGCTGCAAGCCGAGCAAGCCCGGTCGCCCCGTCGGAGCCGAGCGGAAGCTGCTCGCGACCGAACGGGCCAAGCTGGCGGAGATGAAGCCGTTCCGGAAGACAACCGGCCCGGCCAGTCGTCAGGCGATTCGCCGTACTCTCCGCGCGGCCCTCAACTCCGCGATCGCCCAGCAGCTGATCACCTTCAACCCGGCCTCCCACGTCGAGTTGGAGTCCGGCAGGCGCCCGAAGCCCCTCTTGTGGACGGACGAGCGGGTCCGGCGGTGGCGCGAGACGGACGAGATGCCTGGCCCGGTCATGGTGTGGACCCCGCAGCAGTTCGGCGCCTTCCTCGACGCCGCCGACGGCGACCGCCTGTACGCGATCTTCCCCCTCATGGGCACGCGCGGCCTCCGGCGTGGCGAGGCGGTCGGCCAGGACTGGCACGAGATCGATCTCGACGCTGGCCTCATCACCCCCGCCAAGGAGATCGTGGTGGACGGCTGGGACCCCTACGAGTCCGAGCCGAAGACGGACGGCAGCGCGAACACGATCGCGCTCGACAGCGTGAACATCGCCGCCCTACGCGACCACAAGGCCCGTCAGGAGAAGGAGCGCGCCGAATGGGGCACCGCCTGGCAGAACACCGGCAAGGTGTTCACCAAGGAGGACGGCTCCTGGCTCCACCCGGAGACGGTCTCGGAAACGTTCCGCCGCATCCTCGCCACGACCGACCTGCCGCCCATCACCCTGCGGGACCTCCGTCACGTCGCCGCGACGCTCACGCACGGAGGCGGCGGCGACATCCACACGGTGAAGGAGACCCTGCGCCACTCCACCATCACGCTGACCTCGGACACATACACGAGCCTGCTCCCTGAGCTGGACCGCGACATCGCCGAGAAGGCAGCGAAGCTGATCCCGCGATCGCGTCCGGCAGCTGCTGATTCGTCCGCCCAAGCAGCGACCATTCCGCAGGCCACGAGCGCATCCGCTCACGCATCGCTCACGCAGTGGCTTCAAAACGAAGCAGCGCCCGACCCGACCGAAGCCGACTCAGGCGCTGCGTAGCAGGTCAGAGGGGGTCTCCCCTCCCCCGCACCGGTAGGCCCTGTGGGACTCGAACCCACAACCAATGGATTAAAAGTCTGGGGCGTCATTGGACCGGACCATTCCGGCGAATGTCAGCCTGTGCCGAGCTAGGTCGTTACGTGCTGGTCAACGGCCCTTTGTGTGAGCCCCGGCAGCGTCTCAAGTGCCGTCCTATGCCGTCTTCTGTCGGCCACTTCCGGGGCGTTCGGTTGAGCACTGGCTGAGCAGAAAGGCCCCGCCACCTGCGGTGACGGAGCCTCGTTCGTTCCCCTCAACTCTACGCCTCCTCCTCCGCGCTGTCAGTGGCCCCGTCTACCGTGGACGGATCATCAACCGCGTCTGCTGGCTGCGACGCATCGGGCCCCTGCTCCGGGACAGCGACCGGCGCGGGGGCCTCGTCGCGCGGCTTCCTCGCCCTCGGCACGGCCGCCGCCGCCTTCTCCGTCAGCTCGTCCTCGTACTCCTCGAACAGCTCCATGTACGTGTCTGAGGTCAGGACGACCGTGGAGTGCCGCAGCTTCACCTTGGCGTCGTGCAGGTCTCCCCCGCCGGCCTTCACCAAGGCCGCCGCGCCGTGACGGAGGTCGCGCAGGTTGATGGGCGGCAGGCCCGCCGACTCGACGATCCGGCGGAACGTCTTGCTCACGGTGTCCGGGTGCAGCCAGGAGCCGTCCTCCTGGACGAACATCTTCCCGGTGTCGGTCCAGTCCGCGGTGTCCTTGCCCAGCTCGCGCTCGACGGCGGCCCGCGCGTTCCACTCGGCCCGCTCGGTGCGCTGCCGCTCCCGGTGCTCCTCCAGCACGGCGACCGTGCCGGCGTCTACCTTCACGATGCCCACGGACCCGTCGGTCTTCGGTGCCGTCTCGATCGGCGTCCAGCCGTCCACCACGATCTCGGCGGACACCCGGATCTCCTTCCTCTCGGGCGAGAAGTCGGCCCATCCCTGGCCGACGCCCTCGCCGCGGCGCAGGCCGTGGTGGGCGATCAGGTGGAAGAACGCGTACAGCCGGTCGTCCTCGGCCTCGTCCAGGAACGCGCCGAGCTGGGCGGGGGTCCACACCATGACCGGGCCCGGCTTCACTCCGGTCTCCCGCCAGCGCGCGACCCGCTCCGCCGTCCACAGCAGGCCCTTGGGTCGGGCGGCCGGTTCGAGTTCGACGTGGGCGGCCGCGTTGAAGGTGATGAGCTGTCCGGCGATCGCCTTGTTCAGGGCCATGCGGAGGGTACGGCGGATGGCCTGCTTCGTGGCCGGGCCGGTGACCCGGCGGAACGGCGGCATCTCGGCGAGCTTCTCGCGCTCGGCGGCCAGCTGGGCCTTCTCGGCAGCCTTCGGAGCGCCCGGCTTGCCCCTCTTGCTGCGGGCGACCTGCTCGCGGCGGGCGGCGTTCTCTGCGCGGATGACGTCGTTGCGGTCGTCGATGGCGTTGAACATGTCCTGGCAGTGGCCGACGCTGAGCCGGTCCAGGCGCAGGTGCCCGATGGCTGGCTTCAGGTGCACGCGGATGTGGGACGCGTAGCCGTGGTTCGTGGTTGTCCGGGTCTTCTTGTTGGCCATGACGTGGTCGAGCCAGTCGCCGACGAGCATCTTCCCGTCGAGGGGGACGCCGACGCCGAGCTTCCTCGACACCTCGGTCGGCTCGGGAATCGGGCCGCGGGTCTTCTGCAGGTCGGCGAGCAGGTCGCCGACGCGGCGCAGGCCGTCCTCGTCGTCCCCGGCGAGGTCGAGGATGGCGCGGATGCGGTCGAGGTCCTTCTGCGCTTCCTTGACGTCGGCGTAGCCGGTGCGCTGGAACCGCCGGCGCCCGCCGTCCGCGTCCTCGGGGAGTTCCTGGGAGACGCGAGGCTTACCGTGGGACCGCTTCGACAGCTGCGGACACTTCGAGCCGAGGCGTTTGCCGTCCGGGCCGCGGCACTCACACCGTTTGCTGATGCCGCCAGCGCGGCGAGACGTGGGCATCATTCATCTCCGTCGTTCTCAGCTTGCTGATTCGCGGCGTTTCCTTTCACTGCCGACCGACCTAGCACCTCTGCTACTTCTCGCTGAGCCTGCAGGATCAGCTCGTCCGAGGCAGTCCCCTCAGTCGAGGAACGCCCCATCATCTCACCTTCGTATTGCCTAATGAGTGGCTCGGGACTGAGTCCGACCGCCTCGGCGAACCGCCTGATGGAAATCTTCATCCCTGCGTGTCGACGCTCAACGTTCTCGCGGCGCCGCTTGGAGCCAATCCCGAGACCAGATTTAACAATGCTGGCGTAGTCGGGGTCCTCAAGAGTCTGCACGACTGCCGGTTCCAATGAGGCGGCGACCGCTACGTCCTTGATACTCATACCGGCCTGTTTGCGAGCGGCCTGCAGACGCTTTCCGATCGAGAACTCAACAACACCATCGAGTGCCGAAATCGCTGGTTCAGCCTCATCAAGCATTGAATCCAACTGCGAGTTTCGCTTGGCGTGCACATCGGCAGCGGCGATCCTCCGGATATGTTCCTCCAGGTTAGCCAGGACAGACCTCGCATTCTCATAGTGCACTAGAAGCTCGCGCTCACGCATTTCTGCATCACGTGCATCAACTTGCGCCATTTCCATTGCAACCTTGGCGTGGAGGGCCCGATCACGCGCAGCTTCAAGCTCTTCTCGGACCAGCGCAAGGCGCCCCTCAATATCTTTCTTCTGCTCCTGCAATTCTGCAAGAGTGTGCGGATCCTGGAACGATTCTTCCGCATCAGCGGCAATGGCCGACGCCAACATCTCCTGTGGCGTCGTCCCCAGTGCGGCCGCAATGGAGATCCATTCATTCACGCGAATCGGGCGCTCCCCGCGCTCCATCTTCGCGATCTGAGTCTGATGGAAGCGGAAGCCATCTTTGATCATCCGAGCAGCAACGTCCTGTTGCGTGATCCCGAGTCGCTCGCGAAGCCTTCGCATCTCACGGCCAATGACCTGCTCGGCATCGGTGGGGGGCGCCCGATGAGGGTCGAGAATCTCCATGAGGTTGAACGATAGAAGCGCTCTCAGCATTAGGCAACACAAGGCGGCACGACCCGCCACAGGTTGACCCAACCCCTTGGAGGTTGCGACTCAACAACCCCAGAGAGCTTGCGGCGGCACTCGGCGGTGTGCATGATGTGACCTCACACCGGTTCCGGCAAGGGAGTCTGTGTGAGGTTACGCATCTCGGGCCACCTGGACCCGGTCAAGCAATGGGGAAACCTATGAGCACAAGCACCGCAGTCCGCCGCAAGGCGCTCTCCGTCGCGGAGGCCTTGGCCCTGCCGGTGATGTTCGACGTCTGGCCGACAGTCGGTCAGGCACTCGACATCGGCCGCACCGCCACCTACCAGCTCGCCCGCGAGGACGCCCTTCCGATCCCGTGCATCCGGGTCGGCAGGCAGCTCCGCGCGCGGCGCAGCGACCTCCTGAACTTCCTCGGTCTCCAGGACCAGGCCGCCGCCGAAGTCGAGTCGGCAGCGTCCGCAGAGGAAAACGACGACGCCCCGGGAGTCGAGCCCGGGGCGCCTGTCGAGCGAAGCACCCAGTCCACCAGCAAGTAGAAGAGAGCACGCTCATGACCAGCGTAATCCCCGAGGCGTCAATGGCGACGCCGAAACTGACGAGCAGCGCATCCCCCACTGCGCCCGGCACGGACCCCAACGGCGAGCAGGCGTTCGACGACTTCACCCAGCGCATCATCGCCGAGGCCGCCAAGACCGCCGACCCCCAGAACACCATCGCCAGGATCATCAGGACCCTCCCCGCGATCATGCCGACGGCCATCGCCACAGTCATTGGACGACGCCAGGCAGCCCCCGGCCACTACCCGTGGTGCCGACCCGACGGCTGCACCACCCACCGGTCCGACAACCACACCTGGACCGAACACGCCGGCAGCAGCTACACCACCGGCCTGGTCGAAGACCACGGCGGCAACGGCACCCTCGAACTCATCGCCCAACTCGCCCAGGACGACAGCTTCCACGGACCCACCCCCGTCGTCCACCTGTACGAGACGTGCGGAGACGGCGTCTTCCTCGACGGCCCCGCTCTCGACAACGCCATCGTCCGCCTCGACGGGCTCGCCGACCTCCTGCGGGTTCTCCGCGAACAGATGAGCATCGAGAAGGCGGAGGCACAGGCATGACGGCCACCGACCACGCCACCAGCGAGACCGCCGCCCTGGTCGCCGATGTCGAGGAAACCGCCGACCTCGAAGTACCCATGGTCCACAAGCGGTTCGGCAACCGCATCCGCGCCGCCTTCAACCCGCTGGCCATCACCCGCGCCAAGGTCGAGCACAAGCTGGCCCGCGCATACCCCGGATACCGGCCCGGCGCCGCACCCACCGCCGCGCAGCGCGGGCCCGCCTGGCAGGCCAAGTACCTGTGCTCCATGCCCGAGTGCGGCCTCGACCACGCCGGGAAGGACGGCGAACCCGGATGGCACGCCAGCGTCCCCATCGAGACCGAGTCCCAGGACATCAGCTCCGACCTCCCGGCCGACGGTCCCTGGCTCAGCGCTCAGATCGTCGTGATCGACGACAAGCCGCAGGCGTACGGACGTAAGACCGAGGTGTGGGTGCACTACGGGCCCGAGACCGGGGCGCTCTCCCCAGCCCAGACCCGACAGGTGGCCCGCGACGCCCGCGCGTTCGCCGAGCGGCTGGAGGCGCTGGCCAACCACGCGGAGCAGCTGGCGGCGGGTGACTTCGAGGGTGACCCGGAGATCGCCCGTCTCGACCGCGAGGCCGAAGACGCGCGCATCCGCCGGATCACCGAGGGCCGCCCGTGATCAGCCCGACGAACGCTGTGTCGGCCGCAGGGGGAGCCTGCGGCCGTCCGGCCCTCAACCAGCCCAAGGCACGGAGGGCAGCATGACGCGCACCCCGCTCGACACGTTCTTGTCCGACCAGGCCCTCGCCACCGCACGCGATGCCGCCGCCGACCCCAGCCTCGTACCGGTCGCCATCACCGCCGCCAACGGCGAGCAGTGCACCTGGTGCGACTGCCCCGACGGGCCCCGCTCGCCGCACAACCAGCGCGGCTACCGCTGCCCCGGCTGCCCGACCACGGCGAAGAACGTCGTCAGCACCTTCACCGGGCCCAACCTCCGCTACGACTTCCCCGCCTGCGACCGGCACACCACCGACATCGTGGCGTCCGTCGCCAAGCTCGTGGGAGGTTCCCGATGACGGACTACTCCACGGGCGAGTGCCCGGCAGACGAGCCCGTCGGCCTCATCCCCGAGGACCTGTACCTGAAGCGCGCGGCCGAACGCGGCCGTCACGAGATCGTCCTCGGATCGATCCGAGCGCACCTCGAAGAGCAGCCCACCCCGAGCGCGGTCGCCGCCGCCGTCCGGCACTGGATCAGTGACCTCACCGCCCTTGGTGACGAGGTCGCCAAGACCAAGCAGCGCCCCCCGAGCTGACCCGGGGACGCGCACTGCAGCCCCGGGCCACCCCCTTGGCCCGGGGCTGCACGCGCACTCACGAACCTCACTGGCCCCGCTCGTAGAAGAGAGCACGTTCGTGAACACCAGCACCGCCGTCCTCCAGTTGTTCAGGGAGGACACCGAGAAGGACGAGGCGGAGATCCAGCCGCCCCCGTCTTTCCTGGGCATGGCCGCCGCCACGGCCCGCCTCGTCGCCTACCGCGACACCCAGTACGAGGACGGCGAACAGCGTGCCCTGCTCGTCGTCGACTGCCCGTTCTGCGACCACCAGCACATCCATCCCGCCGGCCTCGCCTCGGCGCCGCGTGTCTGCCCTCGCACGTCGCGGTGCGTCGGCCGCTCGACCGGCGTCTACTACTTCCCGGCGGTGACGCAGTGACCCAGGCTCCACCCGTCGAACTCGTCGCAGACCAGCAGCTGGTGCACGCGTCCCTGGCCTATCACTTCCAGGACGTGCCCGGCCTGCTCAGCATCTGCTCAGACAAGGACGGCTGGGCCGGACGCCGGTTCACCACCGACGAGGCCGGCATCGAGGCCGCCACCCAGTACGCCCTGAAGCTGGACAGTCGGTCCGCGAAGGGCGTCTATGCGCAGGTGACCACCCTGCGCGAGCGGCCCGCCGAAGGACGTGGCGGCAAGGAGCTGGCCCACGGCCTGACGTTCCTCTGGGCCGACGGCGACTTCGGCGACGTCGGCCACAAGCCCGGCCTGGACGACCTGCCGCACCCGCTCGACGCCGACCACGTCCGCGAGATCGTGGCCGCGTCCGGGCTGCCCGAGCCGAGCGGGTGGTGGCTGTCCGGCGGCGGCTACAACCCCATCTGGGTCCTGGCCGAGCCGTACATCATCAGCAGCGACGACGACCGGGCCGCAGTCGAGCAGTTCACCATGGGCCTACAGGCTGTCCTCGGAGGGTCGGCGTACTCGCACGGCTGCTCGTGGGACACGCAGATCGGCAACCTCGACCGGCTCATGCGGATCCCCGGAACCGTCAACCGCAAGGCTGAGCCCCGGGCGACGGCGAGCCTTCCGGGCACTGGCGAGCCCATCGACTTGGCCGTGATCCGTGAAGCCGTCCAGCGGCTGGAGCCCGACGCGCGGGCCCTGCTGGAGAAGGCCGCAGCGGAGAAGCGGGACCGGCACGCCGCGCGAACCGGCCGCGCCACCGTGCCACCACCGTCCGCGCGCCGCTCCGCCTTCCCCCGCTCGGGCAGCGGCACCAGCGTCTTCGACATCCTCGCCACCGAACTCACGTTCCGGGACGTCCTGGAGCCCGAAGGCTGGACGTACCGTGGCACGGCCGCCGACGGCCGGGAGAAGTGGCTCCGGCCCGCCGGCGCCGAGGGAGCTGCCGACAGCGACTACAGCCTCGTCTGCGACGACCACGTCGCCGTCAACTGGTCCGAACGCTCGGACCTCCCCGTCGGCCAGCAGCCTGCCGGGCGGAAGCTCACCGTCCCCACCCTGTGGGCACACATCCACTACGGCGGCAACGAGCGCGAGGCCGCCCTCGACGTACTGCGTGCCGCGTTCGGCCAGGACGCGCAGGCCCCCGCACGGGCGCTGTCCGCCGCCGTGCTCGGTCGCGTCCGGCAGCACGGCCACCCGCCCGCGCAACGCCGGGACACTCCTCCCCCGCCGACCGACGACATCTGGGCCGACTTCGACGAGCACCCCGAACCGGACCCCGCCGAGGATGACGCGGTTGAAGGGCCCGCTACGCCCGCCGGGCTGATCCCGGAGGAGTTCTACGCGGCCCGCCCCGAGCTCCAGCACATCCGTCAGGCCGGGCACTCCCGTAGCCGATCCGGCGACGTCGCCCTGCTGTCGGTCCTCACCCGGCTCTCCTCCCTGGTGTCGCACCGCATCCGCGCGGACACCGGCATCGCCGGATACGCCTCACTGAACCTCTTCGGCGGGATCATCGGCCCGTCCGGCATCGGCAAGTCCACCGGCGTCGAGGTCGCCGACCGCCTCATGCCCGCACCCCCGAACCTGGACTTCCGCGACGGCCTCCCGCTCGGCTCCGGCGAAGGCCTCGCCGAGGTCTTCATGGGCATCGTCGAGGAGGAGACCGGCGAGGTACGCCGAGGGCGTGGCGGAACAGAGACACCCGTCACCGTCAACGTCCGCAAGCAGGTCCGGCACAACGCGTTCTTCTACGTCGACGAGGGTGCCACGATCACCCGGCTGATGAAAGAGCGCTCCGGCTCCACCCTCGGCGAGACCCTGCGCAGCGCGGCCGTCGGCCAGACCCTCGGGCAGACCAACGCCAGCAAGGACACCAGCCGGTACATCCCCAGCGGCTCATACAGCCTCGGCCTGCTGGTCGGCTTCCAGCCGGAGACCGTGGCCCCGCTGTTCGAGGAGGTCGCCGAGGGCACGCCGCAGCGGTTCGTCTGGGTGCAGGTCATCGACCCGTCGATCCCCGACGTCCAGCCGGCCTGGCCTGGAGAGTTGCACGCCTGGCGGGACGCGGCCGCCGCACCGTCCGGTGACGAGGCCAGCCGTTTCGTCCTCGTCTCCTTCGACGAGTCCATCAAGGCCGAGCTGCGCGCCGCCGACCTGGCCAAGGTCCGCGGCCTGGTGAACCCGGCCGAGATGAACCAGTTCGACTCACAGGCCCCGGTCATGCGGGTGAAGCTCGCCTCGCTGCTGGCCATCCTCGCCGGGCGGCGGCACGTGAACGTCGAGGACTGGCAGTTGGCCCTGATGCTCTGGCAGGCGTCGTGCGCCACGCGGGACGCGATCCTCGCCTACAGCGCGGCCCAGCGCCGTCTGGAGCAGGAGAAGCGCACCACGGCCCGCATCGAGGAGGAAGTGCGCGTCGACCACGCGAAGCAACTGGCGGAGGACGCACGGACCGACCGGGCCGTCGAGCGTCTCGCTCTCCGGCTGGCCGTGCGGGTGCGGGACAAAGGACCGCAGACGCGCCGGGAGATCCGCGACAGCACCGCCGGGCGGGACAAGCGCTACCTGCCCGACGCCTACGCCTACGCGGTGCTGCGCGAGTGGGTGGTCGAGGAGGAGAAGAGGTTCGTCCCCGGTCCTGTCCCCCCGTCGTGAGGGGGGACAGAGGGGGGGACATCCGGGAGGGGGGACACGATCTGTCCCCCCGTCTCTCCCGGGGGACAGCAAAAAACTCGTTCCGCTGCTCAACTATCTCAGCCGCAAGCAAGCCTCTGACCAGCACTAATAAAAGATCAAGATCAACTATTTCTTGACTCGCATGGCGCGCGAGGGAGGGGGGGACAAACAGCGTCCCCCCTGTCCCCCCTGTCCCCCTGATCGATCCCGAGGAGAGGCAATGCCCGACTTCATCCCCGCCGCCCCCGGCTGGTACGTGTCCGAGCACATCGACGGAGAGACCGACCTCGACCCCGTCATCGCATGGAAGCCCGCCACGACCTCCGCCGGCGAGGACACCCTGCTGCCCGTCGTGAACGGCGGCGTCTGCGTACCGCCGATCGTCCTCGACGAGGCCGCCTTCCAGCAGCACGGCCGGCACATCGTGTACCGGCCCTCACACGACCCCGCGAAGGAGACCCACTGATGTCCGGAGAGACCGTCATCACCGTCGTCGGCAACCTGGTCGACGACCCCGAACTCCGCTTCACCCCGGCCGGCGCCGCCGTCGCCAAGTTCCGCATCGCCTCCACCCCGCGCGTCTACGACAAGCAGACCAACGAGTGGAAGGACGGCGACCCGCTGTTCCTCACCTGCTCGGTGTGGAGGCAGGCCGCCGAGAACGTCGCCGAGTCTCTCGCCAAGGGCACGCGGGCCATCGTCCAGGGCCGGCTGAAGCAGCGGTCGTATGAGGACCGCGAGGGCGTGAAGCGGACTGTGTACGAGCTGGACGTCGACGAGGTCGGGCCGACGCTCGCCCGCGCTACGGCGAAGGTCGAGAAGAACCCGCCGGGCGGCGGCCAGCGGCAGGCAGGTGTTTCAAATGGAACACCCGACCCGTGGGCCACAGCCCAGCCCTCCAGCGGCCAGCAGGGTGGCGGATGGGGTGGCGCGCAACAGCAGCAGCCCGCGGCCCAGGGCGCCGGACCCTCCGACGAGCCCCCCTTCTAGGAGACGACCATGACCGACCACGAACTCCAGCTGTTGTTCATCGGCATCGCCGTGGGCATGGACCTGATGCTGCTCGTCCAGGTCGCCTTCGGGTTCCGCGACGACCGCCGCGACCGTAAGGCCGCGCGTGCCGCTTGGGCCCAGCTCGAAGCCACACGAGAGAAGGTCCGCGCGTGACGGCCAGCTGCGGACTGTGCGACCGCGACCTGGAGCACGGCTACCTGTGCCCCGGCGACACGCTCGCCCTCGCCGAACGCCTCGACCGAATGCCCCACCTGTACGAGGCCCTCGCCGCGTTCCTCCAGCCGTCCGGCCGCCGCCCGGAGTTCGGCCGGTCCCGGCCCGCCGAGGCGCCCCTGCCGATCGCCGAGCCCGCGTTCAACCTCCGCGGCCCCGGCGGCATGGTCGGCGTCCTGGAGGACTGGCGCTCGGCCATGCAGGCCGACCGCGGTTGGGGCGAGCCCGCCATCGAGGGCACCGTGGAGCGGCGGATCGCCGTCGCTGCCCGGGCCCTGTCCATGAACCTCGACTGGATCGCGGCGAGCTGGCCGATGGCGGGCGCGTTCGCGGAGGAGATCCGCGGCCTGGAGCGGGACGGCATCTCCATCGTCAACCCGCCGGAGCGGTCGTTGCGGCTGGGGAACTGTCCGGCCGTGTACGAGGACGGTGTCGTGTGTGGTGCGGTGCTGCGGGTGCCGGCGGGCACGGCGAAGGTGGAGTGCCGGTGGTGCGGGTGCGAGTACCCGCCCGAGTCCTGGTTGGAGCTGCATTCTCTCCAGCCGAGCGCGACTACTTCGGCGGCTCGGGGCGTGTGGGAAGCTCGTCCGTCTCATGCGTGAGCCAGCGGAGAAACGAGCGGATGGACTCGCCGCGGTTGCGGGGCCCGACCGCCTGGCCCGCCTTCTCCCACAGTTCCTTCTCTACGCGGACCGTCTGGCGGGGCGTCTTCTCGACGTTCGGCATCAGCTCTCCACTCTCGTCATGACACCCCGAGGTTAGCCCTTGCGGTGTCATGACACCAGGGTCTAACGTAGGTGTCATGACACCCGCCCCGGCGGTCCTGTCACCACAACTGAAGCGGCCCCCGCCGGTGCTACGAACACCGAACGAGGGCCTGACCGAACTCCACGCTCAAGACAAGGAGTCGGCTATGGCCGATCTTTCCGTGCGCCCCGACGCGCCCGCAAGTTCCCCGTCCACCCCCACGCAGAACCCGGGCGACGCCCGCGACCTCCGCAACCTGCTGGAAGCCGTCCTCGAAGCCGTCACCCTCCCCCACGACACCCCCGAGCACGCCCGCCGGATGGAGACCCGGGCCGACTGGGTCCGCGCCACCCTCAAGGGCGCCTTGGAGGAGGACCCGGACGGTATCGGCTGGAACGCGGACTTCCTCCGCGGCAGGCTCCGCGCCGAGGAGACCGAGGCCGCCGAGAGGGCCGCCTGCGCCTCCGTCGACCGCGCCTTCCCCGCCGTCGCCGCGTTCCTCGCCGACGAGCGCGCCCGGGAGGAAGGCCAGTGAGCACCGCGCCCCGTCTGATCACGCTGCCCACCCTCGACCACGGCCCGGTCACCCTGACCTGCCCGGCCTGGTGCGTCGGCCACCACGACCACCGGCCCGACACCCACCGCGCCGACATCCTCCACAAGGGCCCGGACGTCCGCTTCGACTTCCTCGGCGAGGAGGTCATCAGCGCGGGCCTCGCACAGTCCCCGTTCGCGACGCTCGTCACCCCGGGCCTCGGCGGCCGGACGGTCGGTGTCTCGATGTACCCGCCCGGCCGGACCCTGGACCCCGTCAGCCTGTACAGCCTCGCCGCAGCCCTCGACGGCTACGCCGACCGGCTGCGCGATCTCGCCGACCAGCTCACGGTGATCCTCGCCGGAGGTGACCGGTGACCACCCGCGAACTCACCAAGGGGCAGGCCGGAGTGCTCGGCACGGCCGCCGGCCTGATGGTCGTCGTCGGCGCGTTCGGCGCCTGGGGCACCTACTCCAACGCCGTCGCCGAATTCCACCGCCAGGCCACCGCGGCCGGTGTCGTCGCCGCCGGTGAAGGCCTCACCCTCATCCTCGCGATGGTGATGCTCGGCCGGACCATGCTCGGCCAGCCCTCCCCTGCCGTCGTCCGCGGCGGGATGTGGCTCGCCCCGCTGTCCGCCAGCGGCATCGGCATCACCATCGCCACCGACGTCCGCGAAGCCGCCGTGTACGCGGTCACCCCGCTCGCCATGTCCGGCGCCGCCGAGGGCCTCGGGTTCATTGCCCGCAGCATCGTCGTCTACCGCACCGGCGTCGACGCCGAGGTGATGCGCCGCAACGCCGACGCCGCCCGGCAACTGGCCTTCCAGCGCGCCGTCGCCGACGGGCACCCCGGCCAGTTCCGGCGCAAGCTCGCCGTCCGCCGGTACTGGCAGCTGGCGAAGTACGTCGGCGTCGGCGACACCGAACTCGGCGCCGGCCTGGTCGACGTCCAGCGCGTCCGCGTCCGCGAGGGAGCTGATGCGGCCCTCGCCACCATGTACGGCGGACAGCCCTCCCAGAAGGAGGCCAGTCCCGCCCCGACCCGGTCGGCGCAGGCCGTACTGCGGGAGAAGTTCGCCGAGATGGACCCCGCCGAGGTGATCCGGATCGCAGCGGATGCGCACCCTGATGCGCCCCCGCCCGAGCTGGCCTCCCTCCTCGTCTCCTACGGGGTCGTCGTCGACGCCGTGCAGGTCGCCGTCGTCCTCGGCCACCGGCCCGACGAATACGAAGTGGACCGGCCTGATACGCCCGCGCATCAGCAGGTCAGTGACCCTGTCGCCGCCCTGGAGCCGGTCACTATGGAGGCGGCCGTCGTCGAGGCCGCATCCTCTCTGGGCCCGGACGCATCCGCCCGCGAGATCGCCGAACGCGTCGCCCTCAACCGGCGCCTCGTCGTCACCGAGCCCTACGTCCGCACCGCCCTCTCGCGGGCCGCGAAGAAGCCCCAGCCGGAAGTCCCGGCCAAGCCGATGGAGGGCGGATACGCATGATGCGCATCGTCTTCGGCGCTCTCCTCGGGCTCCTCGTCACCTACCCGTCCCTCGCCTCCGTCGTCCTCGCCGTGGCCGTCGCGGTCGCGTCTCAGCCGGTCGTCCTGGCGTTCGCCGCCGGGGTCATCGCCTGGCCGCGCATCACCCGCCGCATCAGGGGGTGGACGGCATGAGCGACCTGGAGAAGGCCGCCCAGGACGCGGTGGAGGCCGCCGACAACACCGAGCTGGTGCGCGCGATCGCGGCCGTCATCGCCGCCCAGCAGATCCACCAGCCGCAGCAGCAGTGCCAGCACCAGGCGCGCCCGGAGTTCGACGCGAGGAAGTGGCTCGTGATCGGCGGGGTGGTCGTCGCCGGCGGCCTGGTCGCCTCGCTGTTCGCCGTCGCCGTTGCGGTCGGAGCCGTCTCGGTGGCGCTGCTTGCGCTCGTCCTGCGCTCGATGTGGGCCGACTTCAACAAGGCCCGCTGACCTGCCCGTCCGTCCTCCGGTGATCACTTTCGCGGCGCCTCGAAAGTGATCCCGGGGGTGCGGTGGGGCCGGACAGCCCGGCCCGTCCGAGGAGGACACCGTGAACCGTGAACAGCGACTGGCCATGGCCGACGCCGCCACCACCAGGGCGGCCGGACTCGCCCGCGAAGCCGAGGACGCCGCCCACGACTTCCACAACCACAACAAGGCCGCGCCCCTGGCCGCCGTCGGCGCCCTGTGGGCCGACATCGCCCGCTCCCACGCCGCCATCGCCGCCGCCCTGCCCGAGACGGAGGCCTGAACATGGCCGACAACCCCGACATCAGGTTCGCGGACTTCACCACCAGCGAGAAGCTCCGCGTCATCGCCCTGACCGCCCGTATGGCCAAGCGCGGAGCGGGCGGGGACGGCGTCGACATCTCCGACCTGCAGGCCCGCGTCGAGCGCATCGAGCGCCAGGCGCTCCGCCGCAAGAACAAGAAGTAGCCACGCCCCGGGGACGGCCGTCCAACTGTCCAGGCCGGCGAGCCGCCCCCGGGCCTCCCACCCCAGTAAGAGGCAGGAAGCCCCAGCATGAGCAACGTCGTCCGCCTCCACAAGGAAGCACCCGCCGACACCCCGGACCCCCTCACCGAGACCATCATCGACGTCATCCACGACGCCGAACCCCGCCCCGTCGACCCGCCCGCCGAGCAGGCCCCGGAGGGCACGTGGCTCGCCGAACGGCAGGCGTACCTCGCCGAGGCCCCGCCCGTCGTCCCCACCTTCCTCCGCCGCCTGGACGCGTTCGCCAACGCCGCCCGCTGGACCGCCAGCTACTACGGGCACGTTGCCGCCTTCCACACCCTCCGCGCCCCCGTCTACCTAGCCCGCCTGCTGCTCCGCGCCCCCCGCGGTGCCGGCCGCCTCGTCATCCGGTGGGGCCGCTGGGTCGCCGACACCGAAGCCCGCCCCGTCGAGGCCAAGGCCGCCGCGGCCGCCGACGTCGAGGCGTGGCTCGCCCTCTCGCGCGAGCACTCCCGCCGCGTCCGCCCGCGCCGCATCGCCTCCCTCGCCGTCGCCACCACCACATCCATCACCAGCCTGGTCAGCGCCTTCCTCGTGCCCGGCTGGACGATCAGCGCAGCCGTCGCCGCGGCCGCGCTCGTCGGCGTTGCCGGGAAGAAAGGCGACAGGCCCCTGATCACCCGCTACGTCGCCACCAACGTGATGCGGCGCCTCGACTCCACCGAGGTCTTCGACGCGCTCGCCGCGATCGGCATCGAGGGCAAGAAGGGCCGCAAGGGCGTCGAGTTCGCCTCCGAGGTCATGCGCGACGGCCCCGGCTGGCGCGCCGAAGTCGACCTGCCCCCGGGCGTTGAGGCCACCGCGGTGCTGGAGAAGCGGTCCGCCCTCGCCGCCGCCATGCGCCGGCCCATCTCCACCGTGTGGCCCGAGGCGGACCGCACCGCCCACCCCGGCCGCCTCGTCCTGTGGGTCGCCCAGCGCGACCCTGCGAAGGCCGGCCGGAAGCTGTGGCCCCTCATGAAGGAGGGCCAGGCCGACGTCTACCAGCCCCTGCCCTACGGCTTCGACCCGCGCGGCAACCTCGTCGAGATCACTCTCATGTACTCGAACCTGCTGGTCGGAGGCATCCCCGGCTCCGGCAAGACCTCCTGCGCCCTCGCCATCGTCCTCGGCGTCGCCCTCGACCCCACCGCCGAACTGTGGATCTACGAGCTGAAGGGCTCGGGTGACCTCGACTCCGTCAAGCCGATCTGCCACCGGTACGTCTCCGGCGACGAAGACGAGGACCTGGAGGCCGGTCTCGCCGGGATGCGGTCGGGGATCGCCGAGTACCAGCGTCGCGCGAAGTTCATCAAGAGCCTGCCCGCATCGGAGGTCCCCGAGGGCCGCAAGGTCACCCGCGCGCTCGCCGAGAAGTACCCCGAGCAGGACCTCGGCCCGCGCGTCATCGTCATCGACGAGGTGCAGGAGCTGTTCACCCACGCCGAGTACAAGGAGGAGGCCGCCGCCCTCGCCACGCGCCTGATCAAGAAGGGCCGCGCCTACGGCATCATCCTCATCCTCCTCACCCAGAACCCCGACGCCCCGTCGCTGCCGTCTTCCGTCTCCAGCTCGGTCGGCACCCGCCTGTGCCTCGCCGTCATGGACTGGCGCGCCAACAACAACGTGCTGGGCACCGGCGCCTACGACCGCGGCCTCAGGGCCACCGACATCTCCGTCGACGAGCAGGGCACCGGCATCCTCGCCCGAGGCCGCGAAGGGATCACCGTCCGGGCCGCGTTCATCAAGCAGACCGAGGCCGAGGAGATCGGGAAGCGGGCTCTGGCGCTGCGGACGGCCGCCGGCACCCTGTCCGGGCAGTCCGTCGGCGCGACCGTCGAGGAGCTGGACGTCGAGACGGTCGTCGACCACGTCCGCGCCATCTGGCCCGACGGCGTCGAGTCAGTGCACTCCCACCGGCTCGTCGAAGCCCTCGCCGCCTACCGGCCCGACCTCTACCGGCCGTGGACGGAGATGGACGCCGCCGGGGCCTCCACCGCGCTCTCGGCGGCCCTGAAGCCGTTCAAGGTGTCCACCCGTCAGCTCACCATCCGGGAGTGCTGCGGCGGCGCCAAGGGCCTCCGCAGGGAGGACATCCCGGCTGCCGAGGACGGCGAGTAGAGGCCCTCAGACCGGTTTCGGATCAAGGCTGCGGTTTCACCTTGGTCCGAAACCGGTTTCGGCCCCGATATCGGCGCCCACCTGCGAAGTTTCGAGTTTCGGGGCCTCCCGCCCGGCCGCCGAATCGGCCCCGAATCCGTCTTCCGAAGAGGGGCCGCCCGCGACATCGCTACGAGAGGATGACCCCATGGACGACATGGTGCAGTGGCTCGGGCAGCAGCTCGACGAGGACGAACGGATCGCTCGGGTAGCGACGCCAGGCCCGTGGGAGCAGTCCGGTATCGGCGAGTACGGGTGGGCCGTCAGCTTCAGTCGGCCCGGCGCCGGGGTCGAAGTCGAGGACAGCGACCAGGGCCGCGCCGACGCCGACTTCATCGCGGCGCATGATCCGGCGCGTGTCCTGTGCGAGATTGACGCGAAGCGCCGCATCATCGCCGCCTACGAGAACTACGACCGCGAGGCGCCCGAGCTGGACGTGCCCGAGTCCGTGCTGCGCCTGCTCGCCCTGCCGTACGCGGACCGGCCTGGATACCGCGAGGAGTGGCGGCCGTAACGGGACACTGGATGCATGGAGTCGCAGATCATCCGGCCCGGCCACCTCACCGCCCACCAGACCGCCCGACAGCTCGGCATCACCCTCGGCGGCGTCCGCCAGCTCGTCCGCCGAGGCCGACTGAAGCGGTCCGGCGGCACCGTCGGACAACCCTGGTACGCCGTCGACGACGTCACCGCCCTCGTCCTCGAACGCCGCGCCAAACAGCCTCTGATCAAGTCCGCTTGACCGCAGGTCAGCCGCCTGTCACGCTTTCCGCGTACAGCCATGCCCGCACACGGGCCCCACACAGACACACGACGAGCCCCCAGGTGACCTGAACCCTGGGGGCTTCGTCGTGCCCGGCGGCGGCGCGGAAGGGCCCGGGCGAGGGGCAGCCCGACCGCGTCGCCGCCCACCCAACGGAGGCGCCATGGAGATCCCGAAGCGCGGCAGCCCGGAGTACAGATGGTGGACGGCTGGCGCCGAAGCCGAAGCGCAGGCACGGCTGGAAGGGCGCAGCAAGGCAGGCCGGGACGTCACATCCTTCGTGGACGCGCTGGCCGAGCATCATCACGAAATGGACTACGCAGACATCGCCGTCTACGTCTTCGGCGTCTTCGGGCTCACGGAACGACGCTTCCGAACGGTGCGGTCACGTGCACGACTGGCCCTGTGGGTGTTCAGGAAAGGCAAGGGCCGCACACCGATACGCCGCGCCCGCTGACAGGCAGGAGCCTCCGCGATGCCCACTCGGTCTGAGGCGCCCCGCAGCGCCGCCGAAGCCGCCCACCAACTCGCCCGGCAAGGCCGCCACGTCCACCTCGTCTCCGACGGGCACGGCACCTGCCTGAAAGGGACGTGCGCGACGCCCCCGCTCGACCTCCCCGACACCGTCCGCGAGCGGGCCCGCCTCACACGGATCCTCCTCGCCGCCGAGGAGCGTCAACGCGGTGTCACAGGACGGATATAACGCCCACGGCGGTCGCCGCCGGACGGCATCATGCCCTCCTCGGCATACGTCCTTGGGGAGAGCATGAGCAACTACAGAGACATCCAGAGCGCCGTCCGCGTCGAGAAGCTCCGCATCTGGTTCGCCTGGGCCTGCGGCAACTTCATCCTCCTGATGATCGCCACCGCCACCCAAGACATCGACATCGTCAGCACCATCACCCTGATCCTGCTCGGCGCCGGCTTCCTCGCCCTCACCATCGCCCTCTTCCGGATGACCGGCGCCCTCAACCGCAAGGCCCTCGCCGCCCGCCGCGAAGTCCTCGGCGACGACGCGTAGGAGGTGGCGCCCGTGGCCGGCAACCCCCGCAACGGGCGCCCCTACCGCCGCCTCTGCGCCGCACAGCGAGCCCTCGGCCTGCCCTGCTGGTGGTGCGGCAAGCCCATCCGCTACGACATCACCGGCCCCCTCGCAGGCCGCCACCGAGACGCCTTCACCCTCGACCACGCCGTCCCCCTCAGCCGCGGCGGTGACCTCCTCGATCCCGCCAACGCCCGCAGCGCACACCGCCGCTGCAACTCGGCACGCGGCAACCGCACCGACCACAAGCGGCAGCCCGTCCGCGCATCACGGAGATGGTGACCATGCGTCTGCCGCACTGGATCCACCGAGACTCACGCTGGCGGACGCACGGCATCTACGCCTACTACGAGTGCAGATGCGGTGCCCGACGGACCCGACGGCTCGCAGCGAACCTGGCTGGCCCTGTCGCTCCCGGATGGCCTGAGCCCCGCGACAAGCACGGCCGCATCCTCGATGACTCAGGGTGGATCAAGCCATGCTCTACGTCGTGACCGGCCCGCCAGCCGCAGGCAAGTCCTCGTGGATCGAAGCGCGCGCCCGGCCCAGCGACATCGTCATCGACCTCGACCGCATCACCCAAGCCCTCATGGGCCCCGGAGCACCCGCCTGGTCCCAGCACCCCATCGCCATGAAGGTCGCCCACCGCGCCCGCTACGCCGCCATCGACGAGGCCGTCAAGCACCTCGACGACGTCGACGTCTACCTGATCCACACCATGCCCAGCCCCAAGTGGCTGGCCCGCTACCGGCGGCACGGGGCCGAGGTGGTCGCCGTGGACCCGGGCAAGGACGTGGTGATGCAGCGGGTCAAGGACATGCGCGCGCCAGGACTACAGGCTGTGGCGACGCGCTGGTACGCACAGCGGGCCAAGCAGCGCAGCCAACACAAAGTCACGAAACAGGCGTCACGCACCTGGTGACCTGACACCCGATGGCGGCGGCCGACTGCACCCCGGACGCCCGGCGAGTCCCTCACCGAAGGGGCGCGGAGCAGCCGACGGACGACATTGCACAGGGTGATGGGCCTACGTCCGGGCAGGTGACAGGGCGCTCGGCGGGCGCTCGGACCTGGAGGGAGGGGGGCCCGAGTCCATCGTGAAATCCGCAGGTCCGGGCGACCCAAACGCCCTTCTCGCTCTGTTTTTTGCGCGGCCTTTTTTCAAGATCTATTCACGCGAACTCAGTTCGACCGACTTAGCAATCATCACCCTGAGTAACGTCACCGTGTGTGATCGCGGCTAATTCGTCGCTTCGCGGTTCAGCCCAATTAGCGCCCGCCGCTTGATCACGGTGGGAAGGAAGGCCCGAGTCTCCCGGCTCGGGCCTTCCGCATTCCCGGGAGACGCCATGGCCAGGAAGCCAGACACCCGCACCTACGCCGAGCGTAAGGCTCGGCGTCCGCTCGCAGCCTGCGACGCATGCGGTAGCCCGTACCGGCAGCTGCGGCCGACGCAGCGGTGGTGCTCGCGGCTCTGCGCGGCCTCCCACAAGCCGGGTTCCGGTCCGCGTGGCGGGCTCTCGCCTGAGGCGCGCGAGCGGCAGCGCCTGTACTGGCAGGCGAAGAATCGCCGCCGGAGGGCTGCGAAGCGTGGTGGGGTGTCAGAGCCGTACACGCTGGCGGAGATAGCTGCGCGCGACGGCGGCCGGTGTGGGCTGTGCGGTCGGCGGGTGTCGATGAAGTGGAAGGCGCCGCATCCGAAGTCGCCGACGATCGATCACCTCATGCCGGTGTCCGAGGGCGGGGATGACTCGCGGGCGAACGTGCAGCTGGCGCACTGGGGCTGTAACAGCGCGAAGTGCAACCGGGGTTCGCAGCAGCTCGCCTTGATCGGCTGAGGGGGCGGTGATGGGTGCGGTGAGTGACGCGGTCAATGCGGAGATCGAACAGCTTGGCGTCGAGCCGGTGTCGCCAGGCTTGGCCGAACTCGCCTCCAGCCTCGCTCAGTCGGTCGACGAGTCCGATGCCCCGACTGCGAAGGCGGTCGCGGCGCGTGAGCTACGGGCCGTGATGTCCGACCTGCGCAAGCTCGCGCCCGTGCAGTCGAAGGGGGACGCGGTCGATGACATTGCTGAGCAGCGAGCGAAGCGCCGGGCAGCCGCCCGTGAGCAGGCCAGCGGCTGACGGGGTGATTCTCGGCTGGCAGGAGCCGCCGATCCAGATCGCGCCGCCGTCGGTGTCGACGGCCGGTCAGGAGGCGATCGACCTGGCGCGGAAGGCCGGGCTGAAGCTGGACCCGTGGCAGCAGCATGTGCTGCGGGTCGGGATGGCGGAGAAGGCCGACGGGTCGTGGGCGGCGTTCGAGGTCGCGGTCAACGTCCCTCGCCAGAACGGCAAGGGCGGGATCATCGAGGCCCGGGAGCTGTGGGGCCTGTTCATCGGCGGTGAGGAGCTGATCCTCCACTCCGCGCACGAGTTCAAGACCGCGAAGAACGCGTTCCGCCGGATCGAGCGTCTCATCAGGGGATGCCCTGACCTGCATAAACGCGTGAAGCAGTACCGGCAGACCGTGGGTGAGGAATGGATCGAGCTGCACGACGGCGCGATGCTCCGCTTCATCGCCCGCTCCAAGGGGTCCGGGCGGGGGTTCAGCGGCCACAGCAACATGCTCGACGAGGACATGATCCTCGGGGACAACGAGATGGACGCGCTGCTGCCCACGATGGCCGCCATCGACGACCCGCAGATCTGGTACCTCGGCAGCGCGGGCATCGGCGCGCCCTCCGTCCAGCTGGCCCGTCTGCGCCGGCGGGCGCTGAAGGCGATCGAGGGCGGTGTTCCGGACCCGTCGCTGGCGTACATGGAGTGGTCGGCGGACCTGCACGTGAAGGAGTGCCCGAAGGACTGCACGGCGCATGACGACGCGGGCTCCGATGCGGCGGTGCTCAAGTCCAACCCGGCGGTCGGCTACCGGCTGTCGCTGGCGAAGGTGGCCAACGAGCGGGCCACCCTCAGCGCGGACGGCTACGCACGGGAGCGGCTCGGTGTGGGCGAGTACCCGTCGGATGAAGAGGACGCCTGGCAGGTCATCGGCAGGGACGTGTGGGAGGCGCTGGCGGACGAGGAGAGCCAGCCGGACGATCCGGTGGCCTTCGCGGTCGACGTGACTCCGGAGCGGTCGCACGCGTCGATCTGCGTGGCCGGCCGGTGCGGCGGCGGGGTGCATGTGGAGGTCGTCGACAACCGGCCGGGCACCGGGTGGGTGGCCGAGCGGCTGCGGGAGCTGGCTGAGCGGCACGGTCCGCGGTGCGTGGTCATCGACCCGGGCAGTCCGGCCGGCTCGCTCATCGCCGAGGTGACCGAGGCGCTGAAGGTCGACCCGGATGCGGAGGTCGCCGAGGACGAGGAGCCGCAGCTGCTCGTGCCGGTCGTGCAGATGAAGACGCGGGACGTCGTGCAGGCCACCGGCCAGTTCTACGACGCGGTGGCGGCCGCCCGTATCTCGCACCTCGACCAGGCGCCGCTGGCGACGGCTCTGGCGGGCGCCCGGAAGCGGGAGTTGGGCGAGGCGTGGGCGTGGGCTCGCAAGGGCGTGGGCGTGGACATCACGCCGCTGGTCGGCGTCACGGAGGCCCGCTGGGGCCTGTTCGTGGAGATCGAGGAGCCGGAGGAGGAGGTGGAACCGTGGGCCGAGTTCGGCTGACGCGCGCGGCTCGCGCGCGGGCGGGTGTGCTGACGGGCGGCGCCATGGCGGCCTCCGGCGCGGGTCTGGGGCTGGGCCTGGCGGTGGGCCTGGTGGTGGGCGGTGTGCTGCTGGTGACGTACTGCCTGCTCCTGGCTGATACGGGCGGGGGCGGCCCGTGACGAGTCTGTGGCAGCGCTCCCGGCGCTCCCGGTCGGCGTCCCGGGACATCACGAGCATCGAGGACTACGCGGCCGCCCTGCAGCAGTCGCTGGGCTACGGCGGATTCTCCGCGCTGGGGATCACGCAGACGCAGCCCGGGCAGGCCGCCGAGCGGGCGCCGACTGACCTTCCGGGCTACGCGCAGCTGTTCGCGACGAACCCGGTGATCTGGGCGTGCATGGTGGCCCGCATGTCGGTGTTCTCGGCGCCGCGGTTCACCTGGCAGCGGATGAACAACGGGACGCCGTCGGAGATGTTCGGCACGTCCGAGCTGCGGCTGCTGGAGACGCCCTGGCCGGGCGGGACGACGCAGGATCTGCTGAACCGGGTGCTGCAGGATGCGGACCTGGCGGGTAACAGCTACTGGACGCGGCAGGGCGACGAGGCCGTGCGGATGCGCCCCGACTGGGTGCAGATCGTCCTGGAGCGGCGCCGGCACCCTCACGGCGGTGATCTGGGGTGGCGGCGGTACGGCTACTGGTACCAGGAGCCCGGCTGTGAGCCGGTGTTCCTGTGGCCGGAGGAGGTGGCGCACTTCGCGCCCACCCCGGACCCGCTGGCCACTTTCCGCGGCATGTCGTGGCTGACCCCGGTGATCCGCGAGGTGCAGAACGACAACCTGATGGCCCGCCACAAGAGGCAGTACTTCGAGAACGCGGCCACCCCGAACCTGGTGGTGAGGCTCGCGCGCGAGGTCACCCCGGAGGCGTTCGCCAAGTTCAAGGCCAAGATGGAGTCCGGCCACCGCGGCGTGGAGAACGCCTACAAGACGCTGTACCTGGGCGGCGGTGCCGACGTGACCGTGGTCGGCTCCGACTTCCAGCAGATGGACTTCAGCAGCGTCCAGGGCGCCGGCGAGACCCGCATCGCGTCGGCGGGCGGGGTGCCGCCGATCATCGTGGGCCTGTCCGAAGGGCTGAAGGCCGCCACCTATTCGAACTACGGGCAGGCCCGCCGCCGGTTCGCCGACGGCACGATCCACCCGCTGTGGCAGAACGCCGCCGGCTCCTTCGCCCCGCTCGTCACCCCGCCCGGCGGAAGCACTTCCGGCCGGGTCCGCCTCTGGTACGACGCCCGCGGCGTGCCGTTCCTGCGGGAGGACGCCCGGGACGCCGCCGAGATCCAGGGCCTGGAATCCCGCACGATCCGCACGCTCGTCGACTCCGGGTACACGCCGGAGTCGGCGGTGGCCGCCGTGCGGTCCTCGGACTGGTCGCTGCTGGTCCACACCGGGCTGTTCTCCGTGCAGCTGCAGAAGCCCGGCTCGCTCGATGCACCCGAACCGCCCGCTCCGACCGAAGGGGGCCCGTGATGCCCGTCCTGTCCGCCGTGACGCGTGATCTGGAGAGGTCGGCGCCGTTCCAGCTGGTGCGCGCCGACGGTGACGAGGAGGGCGACGGGCGGACCCTGACCGGGTACGCGGCTCTCTTCGGCCAGCCCACCGAGATCAACTCGTGGGAAGGCACGTTCACCGAGACCATCCGCAAGGGTGCCTTCAAGAAGACGATCCGCGAGCAGACCCCGGTCATGCAGTTTGACCACGGCCGGCACCCGCTGATCGGGTCGATCCCGATCGGGTCCATCGCGGACCTGCGCGAGGACGACCAGGGCCTCTACGTCGAGGGCCGCATCACCGACAACTGGCTGATGCAGCCGGTCCGCGACGCGATCGCCGAGAAGTCGGTGAACGGCATGAGCTTCCGCTTCGACGTCGTCCGCGAGGAGTGGCGTGACGTCAATGGCAAGCTCGTCAAGCCAGAGGAGGTCTACGACCTGCTGTGGATGCCGGGCGACCGAGGGCCCCTGCAGCGCGAGCTGATCGAGCTGAAGTGCCGCGAACTCGGGCCCGTGGTCTTCCCGGCCTACGCGGGCACCAGCGTGTCGGTGCGGGCCCGGACCGTCGCCGACGGCCTGGCGCTCGACGACGAGATGACCCGCCGCATCCGCCACTCCCTCGCCCGCGACGCTGCCGCGCCGTCCGTCCCGGACGACCCGGAGCTTCGCCGCGAGGTCGCCACCGCGCTGCTCTACCAACGGCCGGGCCTCCCGGTCCTGCCGTCCGGCCAGCGCCCGACCCAGCCAGCCGCGCCGTCCGCCCCCGGGCACCCGGCCCCTGAACGATCCGCTGGCGCGCCGCCCACTCCCGGGCACCCGCCGACCCCTAGTACGACTGACGCGCCGCCCGCCGATGGGCACCCGTCGCCATCCGAGCGCACAGCACGCATGCGTCCCCAGCTCGCCGAGATCGGCGGCCTGATGGATGACGTCCTGGCGTCCATCGACACCCAGAAGGAGACCGGCTGATGCCTCAGCTTCAGCTTTCCCACGGCCAGGCGGTCATCCGCCTGCGAGAGATCCGCGCCCGGCTCGAAGAGCTGGAACAGCGCGACAACCTGACCGCCGAGGACGAGCGCGACTTCGACGAGCTGACCACGGAGTTCGCCGAGGTCGACGACCACCGTCGCCAGCTGGAGCGCCGCAGCGCCCTGGAGCGCGTCCGTGCCGCGACGCAGGCCACCGACCGGACCCCGCCCGCCCTGGGCATCGAGCGCGGCACGCCGACCGGGCGGGGCGGGTCCTACGACCTCGACCCGGTCCTGAACCCCGACAGCGTCGAGGATCGACGGTTCCGCAACCCGTGGGACCTCGGCGAGATGCGGACCTTCAACCGCTCCCCCGAAGACCTCGGGCAGGAGCTGAGGGCCCGCGCGCTGTGCGCGGTGGAGAAGATGGCCGGCGCCAACGACCGCATCAGGTCCGCGGCCACGGACATCATCGAGGCGTGGGACGACAAGCGGGGCACCATCTCCCGGATGTGCCTGGCGACGTCCTCGCCGGAGTACATGCGCGCCTGGTCCAAGCTGGCCCGCGGCAAGGGTCACATGGTGACCCCGGAGGAGCAGCAGGCCCTGGAGCGCGCGATGTCCCTCACGGACAGCGCGGGCGGCTACCTGGTGCCCTTCCAGCTCGACCCGACGATCATCATCACGGCGAACGGGTCGATCAACCAGATCCGTCAGGTGGCTCGGCAGGTTGTGGCCACCGGTGACATCTGGAACGGCGTCAGCTCCGGGTCCGTGTCCTGGCGGTGGGCGGCCGAGGCTTCGGAGGCGAGCGACAACGCGCCGACCCTCGCGCAGCCGACGGTGCCCGTCTACAAGGCGGACGGCTTCGTGCCCATCTCCATCGAGGCGATGGACGACGCCGAGAACGTCACCACCGAGGTCGGGCGGCTGCTCGCCTTCGGCAAGGACACCCTGGAGGCCGCGGCGCTCGCCACCGGCTCCGGCTCCGGCCAGCCGACGGGCATCGTCACCGCGCTCACCGGCACCTCGTCGATCGTCACCTCGACGACCACGGACACCTTCGCCTCCGGCGACGTGTACAAGGTGGACACCGCGCTGCCGGGCCGGTACCGGCCGAACGCGGCGTGGCTGGCGAACCGCGGTATCTACAACGCGGTCCGCCAGTTCGACTCCTCGGGTGGCACGAACCTGTGGGAGAGGATCGGCGCCGACGTCCCGCCGATGCTCCTGGGCCGCAAGGCCCTGGAGTCGGAGGACATGGACGGCGTGGTCACCGCTGCGGCGGAGAACTACGTCATGGTGTACGGCGACTTCGACAACTACGTCATCGCCGACCGCATCGGCATGAGCATCGAGTTCCTGCCGCACCTGGTGGGCGCCAACCGCCGGCCGACCGGTCAGCGCGGCTGGTACGCCTGGTACCGGGTCGGCGCCGACTCGGTGAACGACGGCGCGTTCCGGATGCTCAACGTCACCTGACCCAGCCCGCTCGACGGCCGGGAAGCCACCACGGTTTCCCGGCCGTCGGCGTTCCCCGAGAGGAAGTCACCATGAGGCAGAGCCTCTACAACGTGGCGCGGGCCAAGGCGACGCTGGCCATCGCGCTGCGCACGAACGGCACGGTCAACGGCACCACCGTGGACCTGCACGAGAACAAGGACGCGTCCCGCTCGGCGATGCTCGTCGTGCAGACGGGCACGATCACCGACGGCTCGCACGCGATCATCCTGCAGGAGTCCGACGACAACTCCGCGTGGGGCACCGTCGCCGCCGCAGACCTGCAGGGCTCCGCGCCGACCGTCGTCGCGGCCGACGACGACACCCTGTTCGAGCTGGGCTACAAGGGCTCGAAGCGCTACCTGCGCGCCTCGGTGACCACGTCCGGCGCCACCACGGGCGGCACGTTCGGTGCCGTCATCGTGCGCGCGTTCCCGCGCCGCGCCCCGATCGCGCACAGCTGAGGAGCCACACGTGAAGCGCTGCACCGAGTCGTTCACCATCTGGCGCGACGGCGCCCCCGTGGCGTTCGCCGTCGGCCAGCTGGTCGACGACAAGCACCCGATCCTCAAGACCCACAAGCACCTGTTCGCCGAGCCGACGGCCAGCACCGGGCAAGCGACGGCCGCAGCACTCCGGCCAGCCGAGCAGGCCACCAGCGAGCCCGGCGAGAAGCGGACCCTCACCCCGCCCGAGCAGACGGCCCGCCAGGCCGAGGACGGCCCGAAGCCGTTCGACCCGGGCGAGCACAAGGCGCCCGAGGTGCTCGCCTATCTGAGGGACGCCGACGAGGAGGAGCGCGCTCGCGTCCTGGCCGCCGAGGCCGCAGGGCAGAAGCGCAAGGGCATCCTCGGCGACGCCACCACCGCGTAGGAGGTCCGCGTGCCGTTCGACCTCGGCGCCACAGTGCGCCTGACCGCCGACTGCCTCGACCCGGCCGGCACGCGCGTCACGGCCACCACCGCGGCGGTGACCGTGACGCTGCCCGACGGCACCACCGCCAGCCCAGCAGCAGCGGAGACCGCCACCGACGGCCGGTACCAGGCCGACTACGTCACGGTGCAGGCCGGACGGCACACCGTCCGGTGGGTGTTCACCGGCCCGGCCCACGCCTACACGGACATGTTCGACGTCCGCGAGGCGGCCCCGCCCGCGATCATGTCGCTGGCCGACGGCCGCCGGCACCTGAAGAAGACCGACACGGCCGACGACGAGGAGATCCGGTCGTGGATCGGGGCGTGCACCCGGGCCGTGGAGATGTTCGTGGGCCCGGTCGTCCCCCGGACCGTCACGGAACGGGCGCGGTTCACCAGCGCCCGCTCCGTGGCGCTCGCGCTCACTCCCTGCCTGGAGCTGGTGTCGGCGACGTCGCCACGGCCGGGCGGGGTCTCCTACGAAGTCGATGACCTGGATCTGGACCTGGAGACGGGTGTGGTCGAAGCCGTGGCCGGGGGCCTGCTGTCGGGGCCGCTGGACTTCACGTACCGGGTCGGGCGGCTGGTCGTGGGCGACAACATCACGTCGGCCGCGCGGATCATCCTCCAGCATCTGTGGCGCACCCGGCAGGGCCCGGGGCGGCCGCAGCGCGGCACCGAGGACTTCGACGTCACCGAGCCTCTGCCCGGCCTGGGCTTCGCGATCCCCAACCGGGCCGTGCAGCTGCTCGAACCCGACCGACTCCCGCCGGCGGTGGGGTGAATGGCGACCTCGGCCCTGCCCGCAGCCCTCACCGCACTGGTCACCATCCTCCAGGCCGCCGGTTCGCTGGCGGATGTGCTGGTCACCGACGGGGAGCCGACCGGTGACATCGCCACGTGCGACTTCCTCGCCGTCGGCTGGTCCGGCGGTGAAGACCCCACCGCCGAGATCGCGCAGAACTTCAACGCTGCCGGGGCCCGGACCCGCGACGAGGACTTCAGCATCGTTTGCGTCGCCGACGCCTGGTCCGGCGACGACGGCTTCGCGACGGTACGGAACCGCGTCTTCGAGATCTTCGGTGCCGTGGAGACCGCGCTGCGGGCGACCGGCGCAAGCCCCGAGGCACCGACCTTGAACGGGACCGTCCTGTGGGCGCATCTGACGCGCGCGTCGCTGCGCCAGTACTTCACCGACCGGGGCTCTCGGGCAGCCCTGGGCTTCACGGTGTCCTGCCACGCCCGCATCTGAGGAGGAGTCCAGTCATGGCGCGAGTGCGCTACCTGGGGCCCGAGCAGGTCACCGTGCCCGAGCTGGGCCGGACCGTCGAGCCCGACGAGATCGTCGAGGTCCCCGACGCCAGGTTCGAGGGCTACGCGTGTCAGCCCTCGAACTGGGAGGTCGTCGAGGAGCCCGGCGCCACGAAGAAGAAGACCACCGCGGCCAAGACGCCGCAGAACCAGGAGGGCTGATCCATGGCGATCGGATCCGGTCTCGGCGCCCAGCTCGGCATCGCGGCCGAGACCACGTACGGCACGTTCGTCGCGCCGACGAAGTTCATCGAGTTCTCGAAGGAGTCACTCGCGCTCAAGAAGACGACGGCTCTCAGCTCCGGTATCGCTGCGGGGCGGCTGCTGGGACTGTCGGCCCGCCGGGTCCTGACCCGCCAGGAGGTGCAGGGCAACGTCGACTTCGAGGTCACGAACAAGGGCATGGGCATCCCGCACCAGGCGCTCATGGGCACGACCGTGACGCCGGTGCAGCAGGGCGTGACGACCGCCTACCTGCAGACCCACACCCTCGCCTCGGTCGCGGGCAAGAGCCTGACGATCCAGAAAGGGGTGCCGCTGACCAGCGGCACCGTGACCGACAAGTCCTTCGTGGGCTGCAAGGTCACCAGCGCGGAGTTCGCGTGCGCGGTCGGCGAGATGCTTACGTGCTCCATGGAGTTCGACGGAAAGAACTCCGACGAGAGCCAGACCCTGGCCACCGCCAGCTACCCGTCCATGACGCCGTTCCACTTCGGGCAGATGTCCCTGAAGACCGGCACCTTCGGTACGGAAACGGCGCTCGACGGCATCCGCAAGGTGTCGTGCAAGATCGAGCGCCCGCAGGACGTGGAGCGCTTCTACGCCGGGCAGGCCGGGCTGAAGAAGGAGCCCATCGAGAACGACCTGGTGAAGATCTCGGGCACGCTGGAGACGGACTACGTCTCGACCGCCCTCGACGACCTCCACACCTCCGACGGCGCGACCAGCATGGTGTGGGAGTTCGTCGGCCCCCTGATCGCCTCGACGTTCTACGAGACGTGGCGGCTGACGCTTCCCGCGATCCGTCTCGACGAGGGTCCCCCGGTCGTCGACGGCTTCGGCGTGGTCAAGCCCAGCTTCAACTTCGTCAGCCTCTACGACGGCACCAACCAGCCGAAGATCGAGATCATCTCGACGGACGTCACGCTGTGAGGTGAGCGCCCCATGGTGCAGAACGTCCGCATCACCGGCACCGGCCAGCTCCTGGAGCTGGCCCGCAAGCTGCGGGCCGCCGGCCACGAGAACATCCGGGCCAGCTACATCCGCCGGATCCGGCGGGCGGCCGAGCCCCTGCGCAGCGATCTGCAGGACGCGGTCCGGCGCCAGCCCCTGCAGTCCGGCGGGCGGGGCGCCGGGAAGCGGGGCGGGCCGTCGCCCACCACGCGGCCCTTCCGGGAGAGCATCGCTCAGGCCATCCGGCTCAGCGTGCGGACCGCCGGGAACCCCGGCGCCCGGGTCTGGCTCGACAAGGGCCTTCTGCCGCCGGACATCCCAGTCGGTGCGGTGAATCAGATGAACGACCTGGGGCGCCTGCGGCACCCGGTCTTCGGCAACAAGAAGCGCTGGTCTACGCAGACCGCGGAGCGCGGGTTCTGGGAGAAGACCATCCGCGCGCACCAGGGCCGCATCACGCGCGAGGTGGAGCGCGTCACGGACGACGTGCGCCGCCGACTCGAATAGGAGCAACCCCTTGATCGTCATCTACACCCCGGCCGGCGGCGAGCCGGAGCACTACGACGCGCGGGACCTCCGCGTGTCCGAGGCTTCGATCGTGCAGCGCACCGTCGACATGAAGTGGGACGAGATCCAGAAGGGCCTGGAGGGCGAGGATCTGGACGCGATGCGCGGCATCGTGTGGGTCATCAAGAAGCGGCAGACGCCAGAGCTGCGCTTCGGCGACTTCGACCCCCGGGTCAGCGAGATGGTCACCCGCATGTCCGAGCGCGAGGTCGCCGACTACGTGGAGAACGCGTTCTCGATGGTCGGCACCGACCCGGACCTCACCAGGGAGCGAGTCGCGGAGATCCTCTCCGAACTCCCCGACAGCGCGGCCGCGACCCCGGAGCACGCGCGAGCGCTGATCGCGCGGCTGGCCAAGGACCCAAAAGACCAGCCCGACCCGGAGCCCGGCGAGGCGGAGGAGAACGGCGAGTCGTCGAGCCCGACCCCGACATCGAGCGCGCCCGAGACTCCTACCTCCCCCTCTTCGGACACCTCCTCAACTACCCCCCAGACGTCGTCGACGGCCTGACCGTCAGCGACTTCTACAACCTCACCGCCTGGATCGACCTCCACAACCAGGCCCAGCAGGAAGGCGGTGAGTGATGCCCTCAATGACGTTCCTGCTGACCGGCCGCGACGAACTGAGCGACGTCTTCGACGACATCGGGGATGCGGCCAGGCGGCTCGGCCGCCGCATGACGGTCATGTCGATCGAGGGCGACCGGGCAGTGCGCCGGATCTCACGCAACGCCTCCCGCGACCTGGCCGCCCTGCGCCGCGACACTGACGCCGGCGGCAAGGCGATGGACCAGCTGAAGAAGGCGACGTTGCTGCTGGCGCCGGCCGCGATCCCGGCGGCCGCGTCGCTGGCACCGATCGCCGCCGGGGCCGGGACCGTCGCGGTCGCGGTCGGTGTGATGGGCGCGGCGATGATCGCGCAGGTCTCGCAGATCAGCGAAGCCTCCGAGGCCCACAAGGCGTACCGCGAGGCGGTCGACAAGTCGGGAGCCTCCTCGCAGGAAGCTGTCACGGCGCAGCTGGAGTACCAGCGGCTGATCGCGAAGATGCCGCCGGAGACCCGGCAGGCGGCGGCCGCGGTGTCCGTGCTGAAGGACGAGACCCGCGCCTGGTCGGACTCGCTGGCAGGCGACACGATGGCCCCGTTCGTCAAGGGCGTCGGCCTGGCCAACGCCCTGCTGCCCAAGACGAAAGAACTGGTCAAGGGAACGTCGGCCGAGACCGACCGTTTCATGACGATCATCGGCGGGCAGGTGGCCTCGCCGGGGTTCGACGCCCTGAACGACAAGTTCACGAACTTCTCGAACCGGACGTTGCGCAACATCAACAGCGAGCTGGTCGGCCTGATGCGGACGTCGGGCTCCGGCGAGGTCGGCCAGAACGCGCGCCGCTTCATGGACTTCGCCCGGGCCCAGGGCCCGACCGTGGCGAGCGTGCTGACGAACGTGGGCACGGCCGTGATGAACGTGCTGGAGGGTGGCAGCGACGTCGGGGTCGGACTGCTGCAGACCATCGACGTCATCTCCCGGCTGGTATCTGCGGTGCCGCCCGGCGCGATCGCGATCTTCCTTCAGCTGGCGATCGCGCTGAAGCTGACGAAAGCGGCGGCGCTCGGCCTGGTCGCCGCCCGCTCCGCCCTCGCCGCATTCGGCGGGGGGCTCGTCGCGATGAACGCGGCGGCGGCCGCCACGCCCGGCCGCCTGGCTGCGGTGCGGGCGAGCGTGCTGGCGCTCAGCCGCACCACGAAGATCGCCATGGCGGGCACCGGGCTCGGCCTCGCGATCCTCGCGATCTCCGAGCTGGCCGAGCGCAGCGGGAGCGCGCCGCCGGACGTCGACCGGCTCACCACGTCACTGCGTGAGCTGGGTTCCACCGGCAAGGTGACCGGCGAGGCGGCGAAGCTGTTCGGCAGCGACCTGGGTGCGCTGTACGGCCACGTGAAGGCGCTCACCGACCCGGGCACCGCCGACAAGGTCCAGCAGTTCCTCGTCGGCTGGACCGGCTGGGACTCCACACCCGTGAAGGAAGCCAAGGAGGAACTCGGCGCGGTCGACAAGTCCCTGGCCGGCATGGTGCGGGACGGCAACGCCGACCTGGCGGCGGCCGCGCTGCAGAAGCTGACCAAGGCGTACGGCAAGGGCGGCCGGGACACCAGCGGGTTCACCAAGAACCTGAAGGAGTACAAGACTGCGCTGAAGGACGCTGCGTTCGAGCAGGAGCTGGCCGCCGCGAGCCAGGGCCTGTTCGGTGCGCAGGCGCAGAAGACGCAGGCCGCGCTGGCCGCGCAGAAGGCGTCGGCGGACGGGTTGCGGCAGTCGCTGCAGGCGCTCAACGATGTGCAGCGCCAGGGCCTCGGCGGGATGATCGGGTTCGAGGCGAGCATCGACGCGGCGGCGAAGGCGGCCAAGGAGAACGCCGGCGCTCTCGACATGGTCAACGGCCGCCTCGACTTGAACAGCCCGAAGGCACAGGCCGCGGCCGGTGCCCTGAACGACCTCGCGTCGAAGACCGACGAGGCGGCGGCGTCGGCGCGGGAGTCGGGCGCCAGCTGGGAGACCGTCAGCGGCATCTACTCGCGGGGGCGCGGCGAGTTCATCAAGTCCGCGCGGGCGATGGGCCTGACCAAGAGGGAGGCGGGTCTCCTCGCCGACCAGATCCTGAAGATCCCGGACAAGAAGACCCGGATCAAGATGGACAAGGAGGATGCGCAGAAGGGTCTGGAGGCTTTCAACGCTGCGGTGAAGCGGTCGCCGGGTTCGAAGTCAGTGACGCTGAAGACGCTGTCCAAGGGCGCCGAGCAGATCCTGGAGAGCTTCGGGCTGAAGGTGCGGCGCCTGCCGAACGGCAAGGTCTCCGTGACCGCGGCGACCGGCGGCGCACTGAGCGGCATCCAGAACGTGTCAGGCGCGCTGAGCCGCCTCAACGGCCGCACCGCCAACACCTATGTGAACACCTTCTACTCCTACAAGGGGAAGAAGATCGCCGGGGTCTCGGCGGGCCGCATGGCGACCGGCGGGCCCGTCGGTTTCCCCGGCGGCGGTGCAGTGTCCGGGCCGGGCACGGGCACCTCGGACAGCATCCCGGCGATGCTGTCCAACGGCGAGTACGTCATCAACGCCCGCTCCACCGCGAAGCATCGCGCGCTCGTCGAGGCCATCAACGAGGACCGTCTCGGTTCTGGGGCCGGGGCTGGCGGCGCCGGTGCGGCGGTCGCGGCCGGGCTCGCCGGGGGCATGGGCTCCGGGCTGCCGATGGTGAAGGGGTCCGCCCGTCGGCTGGCCGCGGCCGTCATCGCAGGCATGCGCGAGGAGCTGCAGATCTCCTCGCCGTCGAAGAAGGCCAAGGCTCTGATGGCCGATCTCGGCAAGGGCCTGATCGCTGGTATGACCGGCTCCCGCGACAAGATCAAATCGACGGCGAAGGATCTGGCCAAGGACATCTGGGCCGCGTTCGACGGGAAGAAGGACAACCGCCTGGTCGCGATGGTCAACCGGCAGACCAAGCGGCTCCTCGACCTCGCGAGCAAGCGGGACAAGATCGCAGAGACGATCAAGCGGGCGAAGGAATTCTCCGAGTCGACCCGGGCCAAGGCCAAGCAGGACGCCTCGCTCGGCGGGATGTTCGGCGGCGAGGAGGAGGTGAGCGCGGGCGGCATCAAGGGCAAGCTCGCCTCCCGCCTGGAGAAGGTGAAGCAGTTCTCCCGGTACATCTCCGAGCTGGCGAAGCGCGGTCTGAACAAGACGATGCTGCGGGAGATCCTGGAGATGGGCCCGGAACAGGGCTACGCCTACGCGTCCGCTCTGGCTGGCGCGGACAAGGCCACGTTCAACCAGATCAACTCCACTCAGTACAAGATCAACGACGAGGCGAAGAAGCTCGGCCGCAAGGGCGCCGACGCCTTGTACGACTCCGGCAAGAATGCGGGCAAAGGGTTCCTCGCCGGGCTGGCGTCGCAGCAGAAGGGCATCGAGGCCCTGATGCTGAAGATCGCGAAGGGCATGCAGAAGGCCCTGCGCAAGGCGCTCGGCATCAGTTCGCCTGCCAGGGCGATGATCCCCGACGGCATCAACACCGCTCGCGGTGTCGAGGTCGGCGTGCTGCAGGGCCTGCCGTTCATCGACCGCGCCATGGACACCATGGCCGGCCGGATGACGGGGCGGGCGGCCCCCGGTCTCTCGGCGACGGCCGGACGTCCGACCGTCGCAGGCGGGTCCGGTGTGCAGCGGGTGCAGGTCGACATCAACGTGTCCGGCACGTCGGATCCGGTTGCGATCGCCCGCGAACTCCAGAAGCAGCTGCTGCAGCTGAAGCGCGCGCACGGCATCAACGTCTCTCTCGGAGTGGGGTGATCGGATGCCGCTGCTGGTGGAGATGGGGTGGGGCGGCCTGGTGCAGGCGCCCACCACCATCACGTGGACGGACATCACCACCCGGGTCGACGAAGTCCAGGGCGTCAGCATCACCCGCGGCGCGTCCGACGAGCTGAGCGAGACCCAGGTGGGCACAGCGACCCTGTTCCTGGACAACCAGGACGGGGCGCTCACCCCCGGCAACGCCGCCTCGCCGTACTACCCCTACGTCCGGAAGCTGGCCCCGATCCGGATCTCAGCTGCGGTCATGCCGACCCTGTCCGGTTCGGCCCCCTACCCGATGGCCATGCTGGGGGACACCTTCGACGACGGCCGCGTGAACTCCACGCTGTGGCCGACGAACACCGGGGGCGCCGGCGTCGAGACGGCGGAGGGCCGCCTGCGTATCACGCTCGCCCCCGGTGTGGACACGAACTTCACCAGCGTTCGGCAGTGGTCCCTCGCCTCCAGCAAGGTCACGGCGAAGCTCACGAAGGTGCCCGCGGCCAACGGCTCGTCGAACTGCGCGGCGTCCATGTGGGTGCTGTCCACCACGTCGGGCACCCGGATCGGCTGGCGGTACGACGCCCTCACCGGCGTCCTCGCCGCGATGTCGCAGACCGGGTTCTCGGACGGCACGCCGACGAACCTCACCTACTCGGCGATCGACCACGCCTGGCTTCGGGTACGGGAGTCGGCGGGCACCGTGTACTGGGAGACCAGCGGGGACGGCTTCATCTGGACGACCCGCCGCACCCTGGCCACCCCGGCCTGGGTCACTTCGCAGCAGCACGCGCTGGACTTCCCCACCACCCGCACGGGCGGCACCTCCGGGTACATCGAGTGGGACCTGATCGGCGCGGAGATCCGGCCCCGCTTCTGGGGCGTGGTCAACGAATGGCCGGTGCGGTGGAAGGGGCTCGGCTCGAAGGTGGTCATCACCTGCTCGGACATGCTCAAGCGCCTGGGCACCGCGCCCGCCCTGCGGTCGGCGCTGGCCGAGGAGATCCTGCACCAGGACGTCGCCGGAATCACCGACGTCGTCTCCGCCTACTACCCGCTCTCCGAGCCCGCCGACTCAGCTTCGGCGGGTGACATCTCCGGCGGCGGCTGCGGCGCCCTCGCCCTCACGCAGGTGGGCAGCGGCGGCACCCTGGAGTTCGGCGGCGAAGGGGTGCCCGCCACCGGTGAGGGCGCGGCCACTTTCGCCCCGGCGAGTGCGTCGGCGGGCAAGTACCTGACCGGGGATGTCGGGGCAGTGTTCCAGTCGAACGCCGACGCCTACGCCTCGCAGACCATCGAGTGCTGGTTCAGGACCACGACGCCAAGCCGCGTCATCTTCGGGCTGTTCGAGACGGGCCTGGACCATCAGATCGTGGTGGCCATCAACGCGTCCGGACAGCTGACGGTGGAGTACACAGCAGCGGGCGGCACTCTGGCCGTCGACACCGCGCCAGCCGTCACCGTCACCGACGGCGAGTGGCACCACGTCGCGCACGACATCGGGCTGAACCCCCGGTTCTACATCGACGGCGCCCCCTCCACCTTCACGAACAACGTCCCCGTCATGACCGGGATACGCAACCTGCATGTGGGCGGCTACCGCGGCGGCCGGCTGTTCGCCGGGGACATCGCCCATGTGGCCGTCACGCATGCGGCCTCATCGGTCGTCGACGACATCGCCCCGCTGCACTGGGAAGCGGGGACCGACGGCTTCGGCGGCGAGGACGCCGACGCCCGCGTCGAACGCCTGGCCCGGTACGGCGGCGTGCCCAGTGTGACGGTGTGGGGCAGCACCTTCGACCCGGTCGCCTCTCAGAGCCCGGCCGGATCCAACGCCCTGTCACGACTGCGGGAGGTGGAGGCGACCGAGTCGGCGAAGCTGTTCGCCGAACGCGACTACTACGGCCTCGCCTTCCAGTCCCGGGACATCCGCTACAACCCGAGCCCGGCCAGCGAGGTGTTCACGATCTCGTACGCCGACCTGGACACCGACGAGGTCGAGGCGTCCGACGACGACCAGAAGATGGTCAACATCGTCGAGGCGTCCCGGCCGGGCGGGGCCACGCAGCGGGTGACGGCCCCGGCCTCCGTCCTGGCCTACGGAGAGAAGACGCAGCAGCTGGCACTCCTGAAGACCACCGACAATTCCGTCCTCGACGCGGCCGCGTGGATGGTGTCCCGGTACGCGGACCCGCCGACGGAACTGCGGGAAGTACCGATCGAGGCGTACACGATGTCCACCTACCTGGACATCCTCGACGCGGACATCGGGTCGTACTTCTCCGTCACCGACCTGCCGTCGCAGGCGCCGGCCTCGTCGATGCGGAACACCGTCGAGGGCTACACCGAGGTCATCAAGGACACCAGCCACAAGATCCAGTTCCACACGAGCAAGAGCGCCACCGACTCGGTGTGGGTGCTGGACGACGCCGTGTACTCCGTTCTCGGGTCGACGACCCGCCTCGCCTACTAGGAGGTCACGTGGCCCTCGGCATTCCCGTCGTCCGGGCGGAGACGTTCTACCTGCCGTCTCACCCCCAGCGCCCGGACGCCTGGGCCCTGGTCGCCCCAGCCGAGCGCGTCTTCCGCTGGTACGAGGACCGCGTCCAGCGCCGGGTCCGGCTACCCGACGGCTTCGTGATCGGACAGAAGGCGTACGCCCGGATCAACCACAACCGGTGGGTGGCCGACTGCCCGTGCGGCTCCGCGCAGGTCGTCACCCCGGCCGACCCCCGGATGGCGTGCACGGAGTGCGGTTACGGCTGGCTCGCCCTCACCTTCCCCGAGGGCGTGGCAGCGGTCGAGGCGTCGGTCGCCGATGAGCTGCCGCACCTGCGGAACTGGTGGCACCCCGACGACCCGGTCTCCTGGGGGATCCCGCCGTCCGATGCTGTTGACCCACTGGGTGAGGAGGTCAGCCCGTGACGTTCGCCCCGAGGACGTGGGTGGTGGGTGAGGTCGTGACCGCGGCCCTGCTCAACCAGGAGATCCGCGACCAGTTCAACAGCTTCTTCGGCGCGTGGACCGACTACTCCGGCACGTTCGTGTGGGGGGCCGAGTCCGGCACAGCGCCCGCGATCGGCAACGGCACGATCGTCGCCCGCTACCTGAAGGTGGGCCGCACGGTCGACTACCTGCAGCGGCTCACCATGGGCAGCACCACGACCTACGGCAACGGCGGCTCGGCCGCCAACTACTACTTCTCCCTGCCCGCTGCACCCGCCGCCACCTGGTCCGGGCACCGCGGGCAGTGGGTCGTGTGGCGAGACGAGTCCGCCTCCCTCAACCAACAGGGGACAGCCCAGTGCTCCACGGCCAACCACGCCAACGGATCACTGCGGCAGCTGGCCACCCCGGGCACCGCCTCCGCACCGTTCTGGGACTCGGTCGCCCCGTTCGCGTCGCTCGCGGCCGACGACGTGATGTGGCATCAGGGCCGCTACGAAGCAGCCGCATAAGGAGGAACGTGGACTACCCGTTCATAGAGGTGCAGGCCCGGAACACCGACGGCTCCCGCGCCACCGTCACCTTCCAGCTGGCGGGCGGCGACCTGCCCGTCTCCGAGGCCGACATCGTCACCGCGCTGGCCGAACGGCTGGCGGCGGTGCCCGGCGTCACCGGCGTCACGGCCACCCGCCACCACGTCGTGCAGACCGACCTCTGACCGCACCACCCCTGCCCGCGCCCCGAGCCACCAGGCCGGGGCCTCTCTCATTCCTGGAGGTCTGTGTGCCCGGCGTCCGCGTCGTCTCGCTCAAGGTGGAGACCCCACAGTCCATCCCTGCTGATGGGCAGTACCACCTGCTGAAGTTCCCGTACGACACCGAGTCGTACGACCCGTGGGAGATGCACAACCCGCTGCAGCCCGACGCCTACCGGGTCCCGGCCAGCAGCTGGCAGACCCAGCCCCGCTCCGGTCTGGTGTGGCCGTGCTGGCCGGACGGCGTCCCCGGCTGGGGCACCGTGCACGGCCTCGTCTACTGGGAGGCCGGCGACTACACCGAGGTCCGCTCCCGCATCGTCCGCGACCCGCTCGGCCTGGCGGGCGCCGCCGACTCCACGTGCACCGAGGACCACGCCGCCACCCCGGGCGGGCAGTTCCGCGCGAAGACGTGGGGGCTGTTCGTCGACCCGCAGGTGCCACTCGGACTGATGGTCCGCCACAACGCGAGCACCGCGAAGTCCGTGACCCTCGCCGAGCTGAAGCTCGTGATCCACCCGGTCGAGGAGCCTCCCGCGTAGCTCCCCGATCGCCGCCACACACCACGCCCCGAGCCACCAGGCCGGGGCGTTCCTCATGCCCAGGAGGCACCCCATGAAGCTCGTCACTCGCGCCCAATGGGGGGCGCGCGCGTACCGCACACCGAACGGGGCGACGCCGTACAGCGGGGCCCGCCGGGGCGTGAAGCTGCACTACCTCGGCACCGCCTACGCGGACCGGACCCACGACCGGTGCGCGGCGTACGTACGCCTGCTCCAGGACCAGCACATGGACGGCAACGGCTGGTCCGACATCGGCTACTCGTTCCTGGTCTGCACGCACGGCTACGTGTACGAGGGCCGCGGCCTGAAGCGCCGCAACTCGGCGAACGGCAACACCGGCCTGAACGAGCAGGACTACGCCGTGTGCCTGCTCGTCGGTTCCTCGGATCTGGTGAAGCCGACGGACGCGCAGCTGCACGGCGCCCGGGACGCCATCGAGTACTGCCGGAAGGAGGGACCGGCCGGCGCGTGGCTCGGCGGCCACCGGGACGGCTACGCCACATCGTGCCCCGGCGACGCGGTCTACGCCTGGGTCAAGCAGGGCGCCCCGCGCCCGAAGACCAGCGAGGAAGCAGACATGGACAAGGTCCAGATACACGACGCCGTGTGGGAGCAGGACCGGGCGCCCGCCCCGTCCACCTCCCCGAACGCAGCGACGAACAAGACGTGGAAGCCGATCAGCTTCCTGCGGGAGATCTACGACGGGATCACCCGCCTGTCCAAGGACGTCGCCGCGCTGCGCGCCGAGGTGGCCGCACTGAAGAAGGGCAACTGACCATGAGGATCTCGAAGTACGCCAAGGCTGTCGTCGCCGCGCTCGCCGCCGGCGCCGGATCCCTGTCCGTCGCCGTCACCGACGACGTCGTGTCGGCGGCCGAAGGGTGGGCCGCACTGATCGCCGTGCTGGCCGCGCTCGGCTTCACCTGGGCGGTACCGAACCGGCAGGACGGCGAGGCCGACGGATGACCACGCCCGACCCGGGCGTGTACATCAGCACGGCCCAGATGTACCAAGAGGTGAGGGACCTGGCTCAGACGGTCGGCCGCATCGAGTCCAAGGTGGACAGCTTCCTCGACGAGACCAAGGACATCCGCGGGGACCTCCAGGACCACGAGATCAGGATCCGCACCCTGGAACGCGCCCGGTGGCCCATGCCCACGATCGGCGTTCTCGCCGGTGTGGCCGGAGCCGCCACGGGCGCAGTCGCCCTGTTCTCACGCTGAACGACTACGCCCCCTGCACGGCCCACGCGGCCGTGCAGGGGGCGTTTCGTCATGCCCGGGGTCAGTGCAGTGCCTCGATAGCCCTGAGGATCAGGGCCCGCGCCTCCGCCCCGTACACGGCCATCCCCCGCAGCTGCTCGAACGCCTTCACGTACAGGGCGACCTCGGAGGGCTGGGTGACCCGCACCTGGGCGGAGAGCAGCTCAACCGAGACGAGCGTGTCGTCGTACACGTGGAACAGCTCTTGCGGCCACGAAGTCCGATCTGCCGTCGCGCTGGGGATGATGCCCAGGGACACCGAGGGAAGCGCCCCGGCGGTAAGCAGGTAGCCGAGCTGTGCGGCCATCGCGTCCTCGTCCCCCAGCTGGTAGCGGAGGACGCTCTCCTCGATCACCATGACGAACCGGTGCCCCGGCTGGTGGATCACCTTGGAACGCTCAAGGCGGGCCACCGCAGCCTCGTCCGAGTCGTCGGGCAGATCGAGCAGCTGGGCGGCGTTGCGCAGCACGGCGCGCGCGTAGCCCTCGGTCTGGAGCAGGCCGGGGACGAGGGTGGGCGAGTAGACCCGGAACAACTGGGTGGACTGGTAGAGCTCCACGTAGCTGTCCTGGAGACGCTTCAGGCCAGAGCGGACTCTGCGGCGCCATTCGACGTACTGGGCTTCGGCGTCCCGCGACTGGGCAATGATGTCCGGGGCCTGGTCGTCGGCGCCGCAGGCTCGGCACCAGCGGCGAATGTCGTCGGGGGTGGGCGGTGTGCGGGCGTTCTCGATGCGGGAGGTCTTCGGATGCGTCCAACCGCAGCGCACGGCCAGCTCAGTCCCGGTGATCCCGGCATCGGCACGCAGGTCTCGCAGGCGCTGAGCGACCCGCTCACGGGCGGCCTGGGCCGAGGACGAAGGGGAGATGGGCATGAGCTGGCCTGTGCACCTTCCGCGCTAGCTGATCTTGTACTCGTCGTGCGGGACCGCCCGCGCCCACACCGCTTCGAATGCGTCAGCGCACAGTTTCGCGGCGGCCTGGTCCTCGCTGATCTCGCCACCGCCCGAGGCTCCGTCGCCGGTGAAGTGGTTCCAGCGGATCAGCCGGCCGTCGATGAGCCAGAAGTCGTTGCCCGGCAGGGCGATGTCCGAGGCCTGTCGGCGCGGTAGCCAGCGGACGAGTTCACCGGCCCCGATGTTGACGACGGTGGCGGCGTGTTCGTAGCGGATGTACTCGGTGACCGGCTCGGACACGATGCGGGCCCGGCGAACGACCACGCCGCGGGCCACGGTGCGGCGGATCAGGTCAACCCACGGCAGCCAGTAGGCCGATCCGGGGTCGATGTCCCGTTCTCCTGTGCGCTGCCATCGCGCGAAGTCGTCGGCTTCGCTTGCGACCCCGTAGGAGTCCCGCATTTCCAGGTGGATGGCGGAGCGCTGCGCGCCGTCCAGGAGTTCATCGAACGTCGGCACGCTCGACGGCATCGCACGCCTCCCTGATCATCGACACCATCCTGGCGGGGATACGGATCACGGCTTCATGGTCCGGGATGCCCCGGGCGTGGCCCGGTACCTCGAACGCGGCACACTCCGCTTCCAGTTCGGCTCCCGGCTTCCAGCCCTGGAAGACGAGTTCCTTCTTCTCTTCGTCGACCCACACGGTGGGGCTCTCGCCTTGGCCTGTGCTCGGGTCGATTCCGATGAACCGTAGTGTCATCGCCGCCTCCAACGCTGGTGGTGTGCATGGATGTACAGCACCGTCAGTCCTGCGAGCTCAGCGGTCAAGAGGGCGAACCCGCCAGGGACAGGAGAAACGGATCCTCGTGAACATCCGTGTACATCAATGGATGTGGCGCGGTTCACCTTCCTAGCGTCGGGAGGTACGAGAAGACCCCGGCGAGGTGTCAGCCTCCCGGGGCGCGGCCCACGCTGCTGAGGAGCGCCGACGTGACCACTTCTACCACCCGCCCGGTGCAACAGACCACGGTGGACCGGCCGATCACGCTCGGCCTCCCCCTCGACGATCCGGAACCGCCGGCCGACTGCGGAGTCTGCGCCGCACTGGCCGTACAGCGCACCGACGCCCGGGGCCGCGGCGACCTGTCGAAGGTGTCGGACCTCAACGTCGAGATCCGGAACCACCACCAGCCCCGCCCGAAGCGGAGGCGGTGACCATGGCAACGCAGCTTCCGGACGCCGAGGCCGGCACCTCGATCGCCTGGTGCTCGTGGCATGAGGACTTCAGCCGCAGCGCCCGCCTCGTACGCCTGCCCGCAGACCAGGGCTCGGGCCGCGGCGCCCCCGGACTGTTCGCGTGCGCCTCGTGCCGCCACGCCTACGACTTGGCCCCGCTCGCGGACCAGCCGCTGTGAAGGCCGCCGAGAAGACCCCGGAGTGCGAGGCTCTGCTGCACCGTCTGTGCGAGGGCCCCGGCGACATCCGCCGCGAAGGCGCCCCGTCGTGGGAGGCGCCCATCATGACAATCCGCTGCGGATGCTCCTGCCACACGCGGAGGCGCTGAAGACTCCCGCCCGTCCCTGCACCCCGTGAGATCTGGGGGCGGGCGGGACCAGGCCCCGACCGGTGATGTGCGTCCCGGCCGGGGCCGCTCCATGTCAGTGGGGGCTGAGAAAGTGGGGGGCATGCCCCGGAACCTGCACCCCGCACGCGATATCTCCGCTCGGGTCCGCCGCGAAGTGCTGGACGCCTGCTGCGCGTACTGCGGCGACCCGTTCCCCACGGAGGTCGACCACATCGTCCCCGTGGCCCAGGGCGGCACGTCGGACCGCGAGAACCTCGCTCCCGCGCGCAGTCCGTGCAACGGAGAGAAGCTCGACTTCACGCCGGAGGAATGGAAGGCGTGGCGGCTGGAGATGGGCTGGTGCTGGCCGCCGAAGTCCCGCGCGGCGCGGATCCAGGAACTCGTCGAGCAGTACATGGCGAGCGCATGA